GAATGGTTCGTCTTAGCAGCGACATACTGAGTTTTTATACCGTGCCTGAATTTAATGATTTTTGGAAACAGGCTGACGTGGTAAACAGAATGGAACACCTGTTTGCTCTGGTTGGTGAATCAGCCAGAGCAAATGATGTTAGACTTAGCATGCACCCAGGTCAATTTACAGTGTTGGCCAGTGTCAATCAAAATATAGTTGAACGATCAATAGAGGAGTTTGAATATCATGCAGACATGGCAAGATACATGGGATATGGTGAGCAATTCCAAGATTTTAAAATCAATGTTCACATCAGTGGAAAACAAGGGCCTCAGGGAATCATCGACGTTATCCCAAGACTCAGCCCCGAAGCAAGAAACTGCATCACAATTGAAAACGACGAAAACTCCTGGGGAATTGAATCCAGCCTTGAACTCGCCAGTCATTGTGCCCTCGTCCTCGACATACACCATCACTGGGTCCGTACAGGAGAGTACATTCAAGCCACCGACGATAGATGTAAACGTGTGATTGATTCATGGCGTGGTGTCCGACCCACTATGCACTTCTCGACCAGTCATGAGGATATACTAGTTGGGCACTCTGCTGCACATATGCCCAATCTGGATCAATTGTTACTGGAAGGTCACAAGAAACAGAAGCTTAGGGCACACAGTAATTTTTACTGGAATGATGCAGTTAACGATTGGGCATTGACATTCAATGATCAATTTGATATAATGTGCGAGAGCAAAGGTAAAAATCTTGCCAGCTTTACTTTGCATGATACATACTTAAATAAGGTAAAAACTAATGTTGAACAAACTAAAAAACTTGTTTTCAAAGAAGACTAACTCTGATCCAGTTAAAGAGGCAGCACCTGTTGTCAAACGAGTTAAGGTCAAGCAAGAAAAGGCAGAGCCGTCTGAAAAAGACAAGGCCACTGCTGCTGGCGAACCATATGTGTCAATACTCAGAGTAGACATTGATCCAAACAATATCAACAACGGTGCGTTTGAGTTGGATTGGAATGATAAGTTTCTACTCAATTTAATCAAGGCTGGATATAAACTAAAAGAGGATGACAAGGACAATGTGATCATTGACCGATGGTTCCAAACAGTGTGTCGCAACATAGCACTGGAAGTGTATGAGCAAGAACAGGCCGATCCTGCCAATCGTGAATTTATCCGTCCCATATCTACAAGAGATATCGGTGGCGGCCGTACGGAGGTAAGTTAAATGCAAGAAGTTACTACAGTGTGGGAAGATTGGTTGTTAGTAGATGCGCCAGCTAAAAAATTCAATCCAAAGTTTTTACATGAATTGGTAGATGATTTATATGAAAACGAATCAGATAGTGTCCGATCATTTGCCATGAGAGAATTTTGGCAAGATGGGCAGATCAAGGGTCAGTTTTGGGAAAGAGTTTTAGAAAAACATATGCCTCACACCAGCCGATGTTTACGAAATACTGCACACATGGACTATTACGATTGGACCGATGCTAAATTCGCCTCTGCGTGTAGGTACAAAACCACTGGCGTTTGGCAGGCTACCATAAGTAATGTTGCCACAAAAATTGGTACTCTCAGGGTGTGCCTGAGCCTCAAGGGGACAAAGTTTCATAAATTGTATTTTATGTTGATACCACATTCTTACTACAGCAAACTCAGCGGGCATCCAATAAAAATAACATTTAAGAACTTTGCTCCATATGGGGACATATGGGACAAGTTTCAGTGTAGTTTTGAAGAAGTTACCCAAGAAATTGTGTAAAAATAATAACATTTTACTTGATTCGTTTGGTGGTTGACAGTAATTCCTTTTGGGTGTATAATGTACACATACACTGAAAAAGGAGAACACAATGTCTAAAGCAAAAGTTTCTGATGCAAAATATAGCCCAACAAGAGATAAATGGTCTGTGTTGTTAGAAATGCAAAATAAGTCTGGGGAGTTTGAATCCGCCTACGTGTTTCCCACCGAAGCTGATGCACTGTGGGCAGGATTTCGTGCTGTGCGTATACTTGAAGAAACAGGAAAATTTCCCAACATGTGCGAAGCATTTTAGTATTGACACCAAATCCAAATGGTGCTATAATATGTGCATCGTAAACAATAAGGAGCCGAAATGAACCGTACAATAACTCTGCAAATTTTTGAAGATCCTGGTCATGGTTGGGCGCGGTTTCCAAAAGCACGCCTAACCAAACTGGGCATTGCTAATCAGATATCTTCTTATTCGTATCAAAAGGGTGTCAATGCGTTTTTGGAAGAAGATTGCGATCTTAGCACATTGATAAGTTCACTCACTAAGCTGGGCTATGATGTCAAGTTTAAAACTAATCATACTGATCGTCAAAGCAAAATCCGCAGTTATCAATCATACAAGGCTTGACAATTAGTAAAATTAATGCTATAATATACACCTACTAATAATTTAGGATCACATGAAATACGCACTCATTGACACAGCAAACACCTTCTTTCGTGCCCGGCATGTGGCCAGTCGCAACACTGACACTTGGGAAAAGATTGGCATGGCATTGCACTTGACATTTGCCAGTGTCAATCAAATTGTAAGAAAGTTTGGAGTTGACCATGTGGTGTTCTGCACCGAGGGCAGGTCATGGCGCAAGGACCACTATTTGCCCTACAAGAAAAATCGCATAGTTGACGAACAATCTCAGACCCAAGCTGAGGTTGAAGAAAATACTATGTTTTGGGAAACGTATGATATGTTCATTACCTATCTCAAAGAAAAAACCAATTGTAGCGTCCTTAGACAAGAACGGGCAGAAGCCGATGATGTCATCGGCAGATTTGTACACTTACATCCCAATGATCAAATTTATATTATTAGTAGCGACACTGATTACATCCAGCTTATATCTGATAATGTCTTCCAATATAATGGCATCTCCAACCAACTTATCACACCCCAGGGCTACTTTGACGATAAAGGCAAATTAGTCATTGACAAGAAAACTAAGGAGCCCAAGCTGTTGGGTGATCCTCAGTGGCACTTGTTTATGAAATGTATGCGTGGTGACAGTAGTGACAATGTGTTCAGTGCATATCCGGGAGTACGTGAGAAAGGTACCAAGAATAAAGTTGGCTTGACTGAGGCCTATGCTGATCGTACCAAACAAGGATTTAATTGGAACAATGTCATGCTGCAAAAGTGGACAGATCACCATGGCGTAGAGCATCGTGTTAAGGATGATTATGAGCGCAATCGCATACTGATTGACTTGACCGCACAGCCTGATGAAATCAAGCAATTGGTTGATGATGCTATTATTAATGGAGTACGCACTACCTCTACCACACAAGTGGGCATGCACTTTATGAAACTGTGTGGCAAATATGAACTTACTAAAATCAGTGAACAAGCGGAGACATATGCAAAATGGTTAAACTCGCCTTACGTAGGTTGCTTAACAAATTCAAAATAGGATATACTCAGATGCGCAGAGATACACTAAAGGATGCATTCTACGGTGGACTAACCGAGTTACTCAAAAATCCCAACATATACTACACCAGTTCAATAGGCAAAGAGTACAGTAAGTTTACTGCAAAGGGTAGGGAAGAAATTGTAGAGTGGATAGAAAATCAGGCAAGAGACATCGCTGAGGCGGAAGAACGGTTCCTTGATGAACGTGCTAAGCAACTGGTATTGGACGAGCTAACACGATGAATCATTCTGACACCTGGCATAAAATTTGTGATTACTACTATGATAATATACATTGGGAAATTGAAACCAAATGCATGGGCATTGAGACTTGGTTAAAAAAGGAACACGGTGCAGTATTCAATGCCGCTATTTCAGAGTTTATATTTGATGATGACAAAAAGAAAAGTTGGTTTATATTGAGGTGGTCATAATGAGCGTAAGGATTTCTATTAATGAGCGTACATACTATAAAGAATTCAAGCAAATATGTGATTGGATGATTGAAAAATTTGGTAAACCTGAAGAAGAAGTTACTTGGTTTTGGTGTACCCAATCCCACGAAGAAACCTGTTCCGGTAAAGATTATACAGAATCTACAATCGACCACGGAGTAAGAATTTGGAAAAATGCTCCCAACGATATCATGGTAACTGCATTGAGGTGGAGTTGACATGACCGGCAAAGAATTAAAAGTTACCAAGATGGACAACAGGCATACCGGCATTGGTATGTTTAGCCATTATGTGGTACAGTCACCGCGTGGATTCCCTTCGTTCAATGCAAAGATCAAGTCCTATATTAAATTTAGGCAGTGGTTCCATGATTCACTGGGACCTGGAATGGAAAGAGAATTTGCACTACAACTTGATGAATACTGCACTGCCAAATGGGCCTGGCATTCAGTGGACGGTCTTAAGAGAATATATATGACACCAGAAGCATACACACTATTTGCACTCACTTGGCTATAACATGAGTGTGATAAAAAAAAGCAACGATGAATATGTGGTTCACATCAAGTGGGACAATGATGCTGACCATGACAAGGAACAAGAGTATTGGAATGACACTTGCATCTGGGCTATAGAGAATTTTGGATTACCAGGTCATAGGTTCGCCACCAAAGCCACAAGTGAATATATGGATTTTTATTTTCAGAATGAACAGGATGCCATATTGTTTTCACTGAGATGGTTATAGCATTGTATGAAAGTTGGTTTTTATGATAACTCTGATTATGCCTATTGGGTGGAAAACCCCAGTAAACTACGGTTTACTGACATAGAGGACTATCATGATGTCATGGCTCGCAACATAGAAATATTTGCTTGGGTAGAACAAACCTTTGGCGCCAAGAATTTAACTGAGTGGGGAACTGGTCGTTGGCAGGCCAGCAATAACAAATACTATTTCAAATATGAAAGCGACCGCACTTTGTTTATATTGAGGTGGTCATGAGAGTTACTGTACCCTACGATCCATTTTGGAAGCCGTTGGCCTGGGCTAAGAAACACTGCCCAAGTTATATTACTAACGATGTTCATAAAAATAAAAACGAATCTGGACAAGGTGTTCTTATTGATTACTTTTTTAGCGAAGGCAAAGACGCTATGGTTTTTATGCTGAGGTGGCAATGAAAGCCGATTGGTGTAATATTCCTGTCAGTGTGCCTTGGTATAGATACGAGCATTTACGTAATCTGCAGATATGGTTGCTGGATAACGTAGATGAACACAATTGGGATTGGGGTGGTGCTGACACTAAAAATCCTGACAATAGAGTTTATTACTTTGCTCGTCACCAAGACGCTACCATGTTTGCCCTGAGGTGGTTGTGACCATAGTGACCCGCAATCAATTTGCTGAACATTGGAACACAGTGAAGCCTGGTTTAGGTGATGCTGACAGTGGTCTGTGGGCTTATGAGAGAGCCTATGGCCCTGAATCGCAGTGGTTCATATGTATCAAACCAATACGATTGTCACTGTACAGTGCAAATCAACAACAATTTTGGGCCTGGTGTAAACGGCATTGTCCCAGCGGCGTAAGTTGTTACAGCGCCAGTGATGACGAGGAGTGGTGGGGATTTGTCAATAGTGATGAAATTATGCTTTGGTTGTTGAGGTGGGTATGAGTAAACTTGAAATAAACGCAATCTTTAAGTTCAAAGGAAAGTATGGCGACCATTACATGCCCTGTGGTTTAAACATCGTTGATAAACTCTGGTGGCGATTCATGCCCGGCGCGGTGATCAATGTGGCATGGCCAAGAGGAGACATTGTAGTAGATCACAGTGATCCACGTTGGCGTGACATGGGTGGTGCTGTGTGGGTAAATTTAGGTTTTAGTGCTGACCCCAATGATCATTATAGACCTTGGTTAGAACAACATGTAGGCAAGCAAGGATGGGATTGGAACTGGGGTATGGGCGGGATGGACGCTACAGAAAATCGTCTAACCATAAAGATTAGGCAAAAGTATGCAAAGTATGCTACAATAGCAGCATTGAACTGGTCATGAAAGAATTACCCTATACTGTTAACGCTATCCAACCAAACTACGATGCCCAAAAATGGTGCATTAGTTATATTGGTCCAAGATGGAGCGTACTTGCCAGAACTGGTGAGTGGACTTGCTTTTGGCGCGGCCCAGAAAAACGATATCAATGGTATTTTAAAAATGAGAACGATGCTATAATGTTTGCGTTGATGTGGCTATGATAGCTGAACAAGTAACAATGCCAAAGCTGGAGTATTATAAAATATATGCTATGGAAAAATGGTGCTACAACCGCTTTGGTCAATCAGCCCGTGAACTGGATCAAGTGAGCAACTCTGCCACTTGGTGCCTGCGTTATAAATTTGGCGATACTATATGGTACTTTGCCAACGCCAAAGATGCACTTATGTTTAGACTGGTGTGGCTATGACACTGCTGTTGAGTAGAAAAATCATCATGCGTGAATATGATTTCATTAAGGAGCTCCAGCCGGTCCCAATGAAGTCAGGTGGACACTATTCGCTGTATGACAGAGCATACTTTACTCCAATCACCAAAGATGGGTTAGAGAAAGAATATCTGATTCATGTGCTAACTGAAAAAGTAAGCGGTGATTCGTGGAAGCCAACTCACACCCCTGCCAAGTATCTGTATGATATGAAGAAAAGATTATACAGCGAAAGTTATGTAAAATGGCAATTTCGATTCTGTGATGATGGTTACATATGGATTAGATATAACAAAAATACTCCTGAAACTAAACTGGGTTGGGGAATATTTGAAATGGACATCAAAACAAAATATCCATGATCACATTACCAGAAAATCAGTGGCGCAAAATACTGGCGCAGCTAAAACAAGACTACTCTGATAACCCCTCAGTGTTTCTGGTGAGGAACACAATGAAACGGGTACTGGGATTTACTGTGCGTAATCATGAACCCAGCTGGCATGTGAAAACTGGATTCACGCACACGGTGTCACTTGACTTTTTTGACGAACAAAAGAAAACAATGTTTATACTAAGATATCTATGAGCAGGCGCGTAATACACCATCACAGGCTTATGTTAAACTCAGCCAAGGAATCAGTTGAACACATCAAGTGGTGTCGTAGAAATTTGGGTGAGCGGGGAACTGATTGGGATTTTTCCGGATCAATACACTTAGACATAATGATATACACTGAAAAATACGTTCCATTTTATATGCTTATATTCGGCTAACCAAAACACTTGCAAATTTATTTATAATATGATACTATTTACAGAACATAAAGGAAACAAATGTCTAACACACTAATCGCAAAACCAGTGGTCAACAATCAATATTGGATCGTCACTGACGGTACACAAAAAGTGGGCAACGTAATGTCAGATGGTACGGGCTACGATGTGCGAATAGGCAACACTATCAAACATTATAGCAGCACCACTGCCATTGCCACTAAGGAAAAGATAGAGTTTATCCCCAATGCCAAAGCAGAAACCAAGCCCTTTGTTCCCTCATATGGCGTGTATCCAACTGGACACGCCCGAGTTTACAATTCAGTAGTAGACATCAAACGTAAAGTACACCTGTTTACCACTGAGCCAAAGAGCAAATGCTTTCATGCAGCTGGTTGGTTTAATATCAAACAGGGCACTGAATTTGTTACCCTGCTGGCTCCCAAGTATATCTTTATTCAGCGATATGAAAGCTATGGTCCATATAAAACCCAAGATGAAGCTAAAAATGTGATAAATACACTATGATTCATATTAAACGATTTATTGACAAAGTATCCAGTATGGAGGGTCGCCAGGGGCGTGATGTGGTAATGACCAGTTCAGATGCTAGAGCACTGCGTGATGAAATCGCCAAATTGATTATTGACCGATATGAACAGGTGCCCACTAATAACTCGCACGATGAAGTTATCAATGTGGAATTGAAAGGTAGCAAGTGGTAACTTAATGAGCAGAACTCAGCCAAAAATATTGTTAGAGATAGTAGATAAAACCACATACAAGAATGATCAGATTGTTGAGGCCGCTGGAATATGGGCAGTTTTCTTGGATGGTCAACCAATCAATCTAAAAAGTCAACATTATCTAGACAGTGAGAGTGTGCCCAAGTACAAGAAAACCAGTTTTAGCAATCCTGGACATGCACGTAACTTGTGTAGGAAACTAAACCAACAGTTCAAGACTGATCAATTTAGTGTGGTGTTTATGAATCATGGGACTAAAGTATATCCTGAATGATCAGAGATTCAGTAAAATCTAGAATCACACAGGCAGTGCTGGATCAGCTACCAGAACAGAGTCAGCTGGAGTTGAGCATTGCAGCAAAATCATGGTGGGTGAATATCAGAAACGACGGTGGGTTGAGGTTGACTGAAGTGGGTAAACTTTACTTTTCACTGGCTGAGATAGAATACTTTGACTTGCCATTGGACTACAAAAAAAGCATTACTAAAAATCAAACCACTTGGAATGCTTTCCTCATGGAACTGAACCACAAACTGACCTGTCCCTACTACCTGGGAAAAAACATCGCCGGCGGAGCACACATCAGACTGTACGACAGCAAAGTGGCCATGATGATATCACTGTATGGTGATGTATATGACTATGTGAAATCTACGAAGCGCAGAAAATAACATAAATATCTGTGGAGGACACAATGACTGAAGAAAAGAAAAGTAAGAATCCCTTTATCAACATGGCTGCTGAAGCCAAAGCCAAAAAGACAGCTGGGTTCGCTAACGGTAGTCAACCAGAGACCAAAGCCCCTAAACCAAACAAGGGATTTGGCGGAAGCTCATTAACACGAAAGGTAGGTAGAGGAAGATGATTAAAAATACACTATGTGCAGCACTGGCAATTCTTGCAATTCTGGGTGCCACTCATGCAGTCGCGGTAGAAAAGAGTTTGCCGCCAGTAGAAGTGGTAGCCAATGCTCCAGTAACCAAGGGCAAATTGATGTTGGCTAAAAAGAAAGACCACAGCAAAGATGCAGAGAAGCCAGCTGCAAAAGGCAAAAAAGCTGTAAAAAAGTAATAGTCTTTACGTAAAACAGTAGTATAAATACAATTACAGTTATGAGGTTCTGCAAAAACCTCAACCACACACACAGAGGACACGATGGTAACACTATTCAACCGAATTATCGGCTGGTTTACGCCTACCCAACAGAGCGAACTAGAACGATACATACAGGCAAGACCTCCGCAAACAGCCGGAGACCTGGACAAACTCATACAAGAATTCAGTTATAAAAAGCAACAGGGTTGGTTATGAACCAATGGCAACCCATGACTGACGAGGATGTGGAGTGGGTAAACAATCCCACAAAACTTCCCCAAAGTGCTTGATATATATTATTCATTAATATATAATCAGTACAGTGCTGAACCAGAAGTAAGCACACCACACACAGACATTCACACAAGGAGATTATAATGTCATTTGATACACCTAAATTACCAGAAGTAAAATTCAACAAAAACGGATACGAGATCCGCACAGATATCTTGGCTATGGCCAAGGACATGGTCCAATCAGAACACAGTACCAAGTTTGCTGGTTGGGAAATGACAGCAGTAAAAGACGAAAAGACTGGTCAGATCGTTACCACAGTTGGTATGCCTGAGTTCCCAGGACTTGATAAAGTGCTTGAAGCCGCTGAAAAGATGTATGCATTTGTCAACAGTGGCTCCCTTGCAGGAGTTGCTAAAACAGCAGCAAAAGCCAAGAAAGCTGATTAACAAATTAGCAACAAAAAGCCCCTTAATTGGGGCTTTTTTTTGGTTGACAGTAATTCCCGTTGGGTGTATAATGTACACATACACTAGAGAAAAGGAAAAGAAAATGTCAACTCGTTCAGCTATCGCAGTCACTCACAACAATGTTATCAAGGGCGCTTATTGCCACTATGATGGTTACCCTGACTATGTGGGTCGTTGTTTAGTAGACAACTATAATTTTGAGCAAGCAGTACAACTTGTGGCTCATGGTGACATGAGTTCATTGGGCAAACGTGTAGTGCCTCTGGGCGGTCATTCATTCACTACTCCTGAAAAGGACACCACAGTGTTCTATGGTCGTGATCGCGGTGAGCGTGACATTGATTGGATGCAATTTGATATTGCTGAAGATTTTATGGCGCACTATGAAAGTCTTGGTTGCGAGTTCTTTTACATTTTGGGAACCGATGGTGCTTGGTATGTTAAGGACCTGTCGGGTGCAGACTGGAAGAAGGTATCGGAAGTACTAGAATCTGTTGCTGCATAACAACACTTTTTTGGTTGACAGTAAATCCAATCGGTGCTATAATATGGGTATAGTGAATAACAAGGAGAAAATATGAGTTGGATGGGATTAGTTCGTGCGTATGCAGAAGATCATGCTACTGCTAAAGTTTACGGCCGCGCTCCGCGTCGCCAAAGTTATGCACAAGATGCACAATTTTACAACAAAGGTCATGTAGCATTGCGTAATGCTATGGAGAAATTGATGCCTGAATATATTGCAAAAATGCAAACAGAAAAAGTTGCTAAGATGATAGCCGACTTGGAACGCCAAGGTTATGCAGTAACTAAAAACGGTTGACATTAAATCCGTTTGGGTGTATAATGTACACATACACTGAAAAACAAGGAGCACAACATGACATGGAATCTTGAGGGTTTGCGTATTGCAGCAACATATTTAGAAGAATTTCCCATTTTAGGTGTTGTTGAACTCAGTCGGGTTACATATGGCGGGCGTGTTAATCACACCGTTGTGTTGGATCATCCTATTGCTGTTTATGGTGCCTTACGTGATCGTGTTATAATTGAACATACCCTAGTTGAACAAGTGATGCAATAACAAGGAGCAGCAAATGAACGGTTACTGGATTTTTGATGAGTACGAAGATGACTGGGTTTATGTTCCATCGGCTGAAGAACTTGCTGAATAACAAGGAGATGACAATGACTACAATCAATGAAATCAATCAAGCAATTATGTCCGGTCAATTTTGTAATGACCAACTCAATGGTATTGCAATGTCAATCAAGTATGCCCGCATTCAGTTGACCAAACAAGCTCGCCGCAGTTTAACAATTGGTGCTCAGGTCCGTTTCATCAACAGTCGCACCGGTGGTTATACAGTGGGCACTGTTAAAGAAATCAAAATTAAGAATGTTATTGTTAATGTAGGATTGACGAACTGGCGTGTTCCAGCTAACATGTTGGAGGCAGTATAATGACTAAATTAGAACAATTGGCAAACGAAATTGCATTTCTCAACAACACCAGTATTTCTCAATTGGCAGCAATTCTGGTATATGATTACCCCACAAGGGCAGATGTACTAGAGACTTCAATTGGTAATACTTTTCAAGACAAGTGCAATGCAACAATTAACTCAGATGAGGAACTGGCATAATGGATAACTTCTTGATTGAAATTGTATACGTGGCAATGAATGGTGCATACATGGCCTGTTATGCAGATGGGCAAACGGTTTTGCTGGGTGCCAACACTTACCATGATGCAGTATTGGAAGCTGATACGCTGAGTCCATCGGCCTATGCCTAAGATTAAACAGTCAACAGCCGGTGCCTGCAAAACGCCACTTGGTGACAAACAGGCGTTTGCAGCAGCGGGACCAAATGGTCCACCAATGACAAGGTTTGTATGTGCTGTGTGCGACACCAAATATTTTGACATGGGTGCTTACTTTTATGACAAGCCCAGTGTCAAGTGCATGTGGTGCGTAAAGTTTGCAAAAAAGAAACAGCCACAAACGGTTGACAGTAATTGAATTTGGGTGTATAATACACACATACACTGAAAAACAAGGAGACGCAAATGAGTACTCGTTCAGCTATCGCAATTGAATACGAAGGTGTAATCAAAGCAGTATCTTGCCACTGGGATGGTTATTTAGAACACAATGGCAAGATACTCAATGAATCTTATCAAGACACTGTTAAAATTGCACAGTTGATCAAACTGGGCAATATCAGTTCGCTGGGCAAAAACATAGTGCCAGTGGGTGACCATACGCATACTACCCCTGAAAAGGGTTGTACTGTGTTTTATGGTCGTGATCGTGGCGAAGATGACAACGAGTTTGCAGTGTTCACCAGTCGTGATGATTTTATCAATGGCATAGATGGCGAGTTCTTTTATTTGTACACTGGTGGCCAGTGGTTAGTGTCTGAGGGCAAGTACTGGAAAGTGCTCAAGGATGAAATTGAATCTATGATTGAGGATGATGCACAATGACCGAACAAGATAAAGAAAATCTACGATTTTTATTAGAGTCAACTCCTGAGATTATCCATGCTTGGTTTCAAGATCAAACAGACGATAATATCAGATACGCAATGGAGTTGTTGGAAGTGATGAGCGAAGAATTGCGTTTGGAAGGTGCAGAAATCAATATAGCAAAAATGAACGCATACCCAGAAGCCATGAAAGTGTTGGCACAGATAATGAAACGCTAATAGGAAATCAACATGAAAAACTTTGTTTTTGGAACTGTATTTGGTATTGTAGTAGCAACAATTGGATTCACTGGTGTAGCACGTATGCTAGACAAAGCAGTGGACGTTACTAAAACACAGGCTATTAAAGCCAGTCAGGAGTAATCATGGGACTAGATATGTGGGCATTTGCCACTGTGAACGCAGAGGCTGACGATAGAAATTCATCCAGTGAAATTGCTTACTGGCGCAAGCATCCCAATCTGCATGGTTGGATGAAGCAGCTTTGGGAATCAAAAGGCAATAGCGGTGACTTTAATGGTGATGATCTAGAATTGACCTGGGACGATATTACTGATTTGGAAAATGCTATCATTCATGGTGAATTACCTGACACCAATGGATTCTTTTTTGGTAATAACAGTGATGACCATTACCGTGACAGGGATTTGGAGTTCATCACTGAGGCTCGTACCCAAATCTTTTTGGGATTTAAGGTAATCTACAGCAGTTCATGGTAACGCCCAAAACTATTGCGCAACGCATGCATAGTATGAGATAATACCATACTATAAAAAATAATTGAGGAGAGCAAGGATGTCAGCTAGTTGGGTAACTAAATTAAACGAATCAGACAGCAGACTTCACAAGGAAGATGTGGTTCGCCAAGCCTTGGAAGCTGCAGTGTTGGGCAGCACCAATGCTATCAATTTTTTATCATTCACTAAAGCATGTTACAACCCCTACGTGGTTTTTGGTGTAAAACAGATTCCGGAAACAGTGGGTATCACTGGTGCAGAGAATCCCTGGGATGAATTCAACGATCTAATGGTACAACTGTCCACCCGCTGCCTGACTGGTCATGCTGCACGTGATGCCATTGTTGCCATGAGTGAACGGTTTGACAGTGAAGAATGGAATCTATTCTTAAAGCCTGTGCTGGCACGTGACCTTCGTGCGGGTATCAGTGACAAAACAATTAACAAAGTATGTAAGAAAACAGATTACGAAGTGCCCATCTTTGCCTGCCAACTGGCAACCAATTGCGAAGGCAGACCAGAGATGAAGGGACAGAAACGATTGGAGCCCAAGCTGGATGGTGTCAGAGTACTGGTGCTGTGTTCAGATTTTGATTCTGATTATCCATTTGTACAGTGTTACAGCCGCAATGGCAAAGTGTTTGAGAACTTCACTCACATTGAAGAACAAATCAAATCCAAATTAACTAAGTTAATTGCCGCCGGACGCCAGCATCTGGTGGCTGGGTTTGTGCTAGATGGTGAGGTAATTGGCAACAGTTTCCAAGAACTCATGCGGCAAGCTCGGCGTAAGTCAGATACACAGGCCGATGACAGCGTGTTCAATATCTTTGACGTTATTCCAATCGTTGATTTCAATCGTGGTTATTGGAATGCTCAACTGCACAAGCGCATTGATATCCTAGAAAAGATGCGTCCTGTCATTGATAGTATGCCCAACGTAGAACTGCTGCCTCACTTGATGGTTGATTTGGATTTTGCTGAGGGCAAAGATCAACTTGAGCGTTATGCCAAAGACAATGTAAATGCAGGCTTTGAAGGCATCATGATCAAAGATATTGATGCACCCTATGTGTGCAAACGCAGTACTGACTGGTTGAAATGGAAACCCACTATCACAGTTGACCTCTCCATCATTGGCGTAGACGAAGGCACTGGACGCAATCTGGGTCGCCTGGGTGCATTGTTATGTGAGGGTACGGATGATGGTAAACACATCACAGTCAATGTGGGCAGTGGCTTCAGTGATGAGGACCGCACTGAATACTGGACCAACAGCAATGTGATAATTGGTCGTACCGCAGAAGTCATGTGCGATGCCATAACACAGAATCAGGATGGCACATACAGTTTGCGTTTCCCTCGCTTTATCAGATTTAGAGATGACAAATGATCAATCAACTTAATGAACCAACAGAATATTTTTTAGTACGAGAGCGTGATCACCTAACTGACCTGCGCCGCATCAGCGTACATCGTAGAGTGGGCAGTGGCAGTGGATTCAATCTAGTGAACTACTTGCAAGTACCCACCGGGCAACAGGGCATGGATAGATATGTACACAAAGATGACTATGTGGAATATTGCACTCGCATGGGATTCAAAACACAAATAACACTACAGGAGGCAGCACAGTGAAAGAATACACAATTGAAATTTTCAGCCGCGGCATGGACGTGGGCATTGGCACAATCACTCAAGCACAATATGATTACTGGAGCAGTGATGAGTTTGAGGAATATTTATCTGATGCGCTGCAGTCATCATTTGACTATGATGAGAATGGAACTCCAGAAGAATGTAAGCTGCTTGACTATTACAATGAATATGATGACGTGGTGTTTGCAGGCGGTCCAGACCTAGACGATGGTCTAGTGGTCATTAAGGATGCAGAAGGTAATATAGTGTACCACGGCAGTATTGGCGACATGATCAGTGAACATGATCCAGAATATGAACTGGGCATGAGTGATCATGGAGATCGGGACTACTACATTAGTGTGCTGGATCCTGGCTTCTATCTCAAATGGGTGCAGGGTGGTAAGGGCTGTTACTTCGAGGGATCATTTGACTCTGAAGAAGATATTGACTTTACCAAACTAAAATTCCATGTGTCTGAAACCGATCACGGTGAAATTGTCAGCAGCATTGAGTATGCAGATCAACCGATTGACAACAATGCAGGCGAATATGATGTTAAATGGGGTGAGTACAGTGTTCACCATGTTGAATAAATGAAACAACTACTTGAAGGTAAATCATACCTGTTTGAAGATGGCATCAGTATTACTGTACTAGAGGTAAAGACCCGTGATGAAGGTGTTCAATGGGTACACTATGCCACTTCGCAGACTAATTCTATACCTAAAAAATTGCAAATGGAAGCCAATGAATTTGTGTCAACTTATGGACATCTGTTTGATGTCGGTCAGCCACGTGATAAATACTAGCTTATGATATTCGCCTTAGCCATTCTATCCACCGCTCTGCTACTCAGTATGGTAGCAGCCTACTACTCAGTAGCCGGACTCACTGCCATCTTTTCTGCGGCGGTGATTCCTGTTATCATCATGGGCGCCAGCTTGGAATTGGGCAAGGTAGTTGCCACTGTTTGGTTACACAATAACTGGAAGCGTATCAGTTTCCTGTTCAAAGTATACTTGGTTCCTGCTATCTTGTTCCTCATGATATTGACCAGCATGGGCATCTTTGGATTCTTAAGCAAAGCCCACAGTGACCAGGGTTTGATCAGCGGTGATGCTATCAGTAAGGTAGCCATCTATGATGAAAAGATCGCCACAGAAAAAGACAACATAGCCAGTGCAAAAAAAGCAATTGAGCAAATGAATGCTCAGGTTGATGGTATGCTGGGCCGCACTGAAACTGATCGTGGTGCAGAACGTGCGGTGCAAATTCGTAAGAACCAAGCCAAAGAACGAGCCAATCTGCAGGCTGAGATCAATAAAGCTCAAAAGAGCATCATCCTATTACAGGAAGAACGTGCGCCACTGGCTGCAGAGTTTAGAAAAGTTGAGGCTGAAGTTGGTCCAATCAAGTACATAGCTGCATTTATATACGGCGACAATCCAGATCAAAACGTTTTAGAAAAAGCAGTGCGTTGGGTAATCATATTGATTGTGGTTGTGTTTGATCCACTGGCATTGTGTTTGATTCTTGCAGCCAATAAACAATTTGAATGGGGTAGAGAAGATAAAGAAAAAATCAGTGCTCCAATAACTACCACAGTGGGTGCTATGGAACCTGAACAACTGCCAGACACTGTGTTGGATATTGGCAATTGTTATAAATGTAATACTGCACTGTTGGATGCACCTGGCATTGGTCCATTCTGTCCAAACAAAGAGTGTGATGTAGCTGATAATGTTACCCCACCTGAACAACAGGTGACTGATAATGACCAATTTGTTGATGCACTGAGAACTCAGTCAGAGTTAGAGCAAATACATGATGAGCAGGCAGACATACTAGAGGCCAATGCTGCTATTGCATTGTTAGATCCAGTAGAAGAAATTATAGAAATAGATGAAGTGCCGCCAGTGGTTGTTTCAACCGAACCAGTGAGCAGTGATTCAGAGGTACTAACTGTTGACAGCATCATGCCAGTAGCAGAGGCTACGGCTGATACGTCAGATGCATTTCCCTTCCCTCTGGAACGTCCTGAAGGCACACTGGAAGATGACCCCTTGGCCAATGTAGTGGCACCAACCGTTGAAGTATTAGTCAATGATGAGATAGCAGCAGTGGTAGAAAATACCGAGATTGAAATTGCAGGCGTTACCAAAGAATCATATCGCAGACTCAAAGATTCAGAGTATGTTGAATTTGAGGGCAAGCGTATGCACGAAAAGGTACTCAAGCAAACTCGTCCAGATTTGTTTGGCCTACAGGAAGATGGCAAGGCAGACAAACAAACTGGCTTTGGTACAAGCTTTCCTGAATACGCAATCATGGGAGATATCTTTGTCAGAGTAGATGCACTGCCCAACCGCGTGTTCAAATTCAATGGTGGCAAATGGATTGAAGTGAACAGAGAACATTCAGAAAGTTATCTGACTAACAACCAGTATGTGCAATACTTGGTTGATAAAATTGGTACAGGGGAAATAGACCCTGAAATCCTAACAGACAGTGAAACTGACACTGTTACCTCATACATCACCAATCCCAAGCATATCTAACTAAAATAGCAACTATTTCACGATAGTTGCTATTTTACTTGACAACAAACCCATCCTGTTGTATTATATCACTGTAAACACTGCTAACAGACAAAAAGATGTTGATTCTGGTTGACAGTAAATCCATTTTGTTGTATTATATCACTCTACACTAATTAATAGGGAACATCATGAAATTAAAATACTTAGTTTTAGCGGTTTCAGTATCACTGACTGCATGCGGTACACTTAGTGGTCCCAACACAGTGACTCCTGCGCCCGTGACTGCGATTCAAGAACAACGACTTAGTACCAATTTTAGAAAAGAAGGTATCAAAATCGACTGGACTATGACTGGTGAACTGAAATCAGTGGAAGTCACTGGCTACGCTCCTGCTGCAGGCAACACCGAGTTTGAACATGACAATGCGTTTGATGCAGCAGAACTTGATGCCAAAGCAAAGTTGGTCAGGTTCCTGCGTGAAGGCATCACCAGCTCGCGTGTGACCAATACCATGAGCAAGAACGTGGAGAAGGCGCATGACAAAACCCGAAACAAAATCAAGGGTGGTGAAGATGACGTAGTTGTAATGAGTGACGTTGAGGCAGCAGCGCCCGCAGCACCAGTGGCCAAGGACAAAGACGCTGGAGAGAACAACATTGCTATTCGTGACAATATCAACCAAACCACTCGCACAGTAATCAAGAAAATCAGCGAGGAGAGTAATAGTATTCTGAGTGGTGTCTTTATTAAAGATACTGACATTATGTCAGGTGGTCGTATGGTGAAGGTGGTGATTCGCTGGGATCGTGACAGTCAGAAGGCTGTTGAAACTCTGCGCAAGAACTTCCGATAATGCGCGCCGCTATCTTGGTGGTTTGGTTGTCATTGGTAATGGTGGGTTGTGCTACTACCAATGGCATCACAGCGAGTGGTCCCTATAACGTAACAGGACATGGCAACACGTTTGAGCAGGCAAAAGAATCGGCATTTAGACAAGCAGTAGAGCAAAGCATTGGCTCTGCTATTATCAGCAAACGGGTGACGGTTGACAGTAAACTGGTGACCAAAGAAATCGCCAGCCATAGCTCAGGCTATGTTGACAGTTTTGTTATCTCCAGTACTACGCAAGCCAACGGCAAATACACAGTTGAAGCAAGTGTGTATGTAAAACCCAGCATGATCAATGACTATGTGCTGCACGTGTCAGAGGCTTCAGGAAAACTTGACGGTGAGCGAGCCAGTGCCACAGTTTCTACTTATAAAAAAGAACGAGCCACTGGCGACGCATACTTGAACAAAGTGCTGCAGGATTACCCTACAAAAGCTTTTAAGATTGACCAGGGCAAAACTGAGATTCAAGCAGACCGTAACCGCAGAATGATTTTGTACATACCATTCTGGTATGAGTTCAATCCTGAGTATTTAGTGGGATTAATGGGTGCTCTCAATGAGGTGCGAGACTTTGACTGTAAGGCCATGTGCGACAAGAACTTTGGTATCACAGTCAATGTAGTCAAGGGTTACGAAATACTGGGTACTGCTAAAACTTACTATTTCAACGATAGTGTAAGACCAATGCAAGTGGTGAATACGTTTAGGGAATCAGTGACATTTCAAGTTGAGTTATCAGATATCACAGGCAAAGTGTTGGAGTACCGTTGTTTACTACCAGTTACCCCCAGTGTATATGACAGAAACCCTGGACGACTAATGGTGAACAATCGTTGGGCTGAGCAACTGGCATTTGGGTTGGATATGGACGATAGGATGCAGAACATAATGCCCAAGGTAGCCAACATCAAGGTCAAAGCAGTTAGTAATTGTATCTACTAATTTAATAGGCACCCATCACTGAGATAAGTATTATATATGACTGAAGATACAAGACTAAATCACTGTAGTTTTTGCGGGACCAACAAAGAACAAGTTGAAAAACTTATAGTTGGTGACAATGTTGCTATATGTAGTACCTGCGTAGAACTATGCCAAGAGTTAATAGTAGATGAGACAGTTGAACCTGTTAGCATACCACCCAGCGAGCATGATCCCGAAACTATCAAAGCACATTTGGATGAGCATGTTATCGGACAAGAGGATGCCAAAGTTGTACTCAGTGTAGCAATATACAACCACTATAAACGAATCACTCATCCCTCTAAAGATATTGATATCCAAAAGGGTAACGTACTCATAGTGGGTCCTACTGGATCAGGCAAGACACTGTTAGCTAAAACAGTGGCCAAGTATCTGGATGTGCCATTTATAGTTACCGATGCCACCAGTCTCACTGAAGCTGGTTATGTGGGCGATGATGTTGAAAGCATGATTAACATGCTGGTGAACGCAGCTGGTGGTGATCTGCAAAAAGCTGAACGTGGTATCATCTTTATTGATGAAATTGACAAGATCGCCCGTAAAGGTGAGAGTGCCAGTATAACACGTGATGTGAGTGGAGAAGGTGTACAGCAGGCCCTGCTCAAGCTGGTAGAGGGTACAGTTTGCCGAGTGTCCACCGCAGGCGGTAGAAAGCATCCTGGCAGTGAAATGAGTGAAGTCAATACCAAAGACATCCTGTTCATTGCTGGTGGCGCGTTTGTGGGACTAAAGGAAGTTATCGCCAATCGCATGAGTGGTACCAGTATTGGCTTTGGTGCCAGTATAAAGAATGCCAAACTAGAGGGCGATCTGTCCAAACTCACGCCAGATGATCTGACCAAGTTTGGTATGATACCCGAGTTCGTTGGCAGATTTACCACTTCAGTTAGCATATCAGAGTTGACCAAAGAACAGTTGGTACATGTTCTGAAAAATGTCAAGAACAACTATATCAGTCAATACCAGTACTTGTTCAAGCTGGACAATATTGAACTGACTTTTACCAATGAAGCGCTGGAGCAACTTGCGGAAAACACTCTTACGCTAAAGACAGGCGCTCGTGGGTTGCACACAGAAATTGAACGGGTACTGATGCCGCATATGTTCCATGTTAAACACTATAAGGATAACAAAATTACCTCACTGTGTATAAATATAGAGCAGGTAAAGGAACCTAAAAAAATTGAATCTTATCCAAAATAATTTACTTTTTTACGCAAACGTAGTATAATAAATAGTGTTATAGATGCCGAACGGTCGGGTCTATATCAATGTCAATCGCTTATTTTTAAGGAGACTAAAATGACAAATCCAACACTAACCTTACGTGCGTTAAATATTCCATCAATTCATAAATTCGGAGTAGGTTTTGATACTATGCTTAATGAACTATTACGTACAACAGAAGCTCAACAAACCAACTATCCACCTTACAACCTGCTGCAGGTTGATGACAACGACTTTTGCATTGAAGTGGCAGTAGCCGGATTTAAAGAGGGGGAAATTGATGTTACCATTGAGAAGAATCTATTAACTATCACTGGTGCTAAGAAAGAACTGATGCCTGAGAATGTGGAATATTTGCATCGTGGCATCAGCACTCGGAACTTTGAACGCACTTTCCCATTGGGCCCACATATTGAAGTAAAGGGCGCAGTGATGCGTGATGGTATGCTGGTGATAGACTTGATCAGAGTGATCCCTGAAGATCACAAACCCAAATCTATTGCAATTTCATATATTAAGTAATATAATAACAGGTGTGTGGTAATCAAGCTGCACACCTCATAACTTTTAGGGTAACAAATGTCAGATACTAAAATTACAATAACACCAAACTTGCGAGTTGAAGAACCCCCCATGTACAAAGTCATTTATATCAATGACGATCTTACCAGTATGGAATTCGTTGTGGGCAGCTTAATTGAACATTTCCATTACAATGGAGATACTGCGGGCAACATCACACAGAGTATTCACGAAGATGGTTCTGCCGTGGTAGCAGTGCTACCCTACGAAATCGCAGAACAAAAAGGAATTGAGGTTACAGTTGAGGCTCGCAGTCAGGGATTCCCACTGCAGGTAAAAATTGAAGCTGAAGCCTAATTGATTGGTATACACTTGGCCCAGTAGGGCTCAGTGGTAGTACGAGGATTAGCAAGATAGTTGATATCATTAATAGTGATATCAACTTTTTTATTGGATCCAGCAAACGCCCAATGTGTCACTTTCTTTTCAGTATCACCAAGTAAACTCACGGTAGGACTCATTGAGTCATTTATGGCAGTGTGTTCGCCAAAGTATAGTTCTTTACTGGGAACGCTGGCTGACAATATCAGTATGTGTTTTACTTCAGGATGCAATTGCATGCGTTTGATACTTTCATGCAAATAGACCAAATCTTCTTGACGAAACGCATCCAGTCGTATACTATCCAGCGCGCCTGTTGCTTTAGTGTAATTTCCATACCATCCATTAATGCCCAGTATAGCTACGCCATTGACAATTATCACATTGTCATGCAAGTATACAGTGTTGTTGATATTTTTGCAGATTTTCTCAAGCTGAGTTATTCTTTCACTGCGCTGGAAGATATTCAGGTGTTCAGCGGCACCATCTATGTAGAAGATACCCTGATAGAGTTCGGCCAAGTAGGTCAGTGTCTTTTTCACTATGGCCAAGTCGCTGCTTATATTACCTGGAATCACGCAAAATAAGCTGGTTACTTTGCCTTCCCAAACAAACTTGTCACCGGGCGTTAGGTTGAGGTCACTGATTAAATCAAAACTTAAGTTCATTAAGTATTTATGTGCGGTAAAAAAAAGGGGCCTAAGCCCCTTTTGTACTCAACACAGTGTTATTTCTTAGGAGCAGTCTTTTTGGAAATAGTTTTGGCTTTGTCAGCCACTTTCTTGACCACTGCTTTGGCATCAGCAGCATTAACTTTGCCGTCCTTGTTAACATCAGCTTTTTCCTTGACAGTTTTCACTATCTTTTTGGATACTTGTTGCACGATAGCGTTAACATCTTCCAGATTAACTTTTCCGTCTTTGTTGACATCAAGTTTGCTGGTTACTTCAGGTTCAGCCGTAATAGATTCATGCCCGATACCATCAATTTTGGTAGTAACCTCGACTGCTGGTTCAACTTTATATGGTGCCTGTGGTGACATGGTTGGTGCTGTCTTGCTGGTGGGAAATGGCCAATCCTGTGGTGATTGTTTTGCCCCAAATAGTTTCTTTAAAAAATTAAACATTGCCTTCTCCTTGATATAGTATATTTAGCACTAAAAATCCTACCCAAATTTTTCCCCGGATTAAATACTTTATGATCGACACAATGACACTAAAAGAGATTATGGCTATCCCTTTGCCCAAGATTTCTCTACAGAGAAAATTGGCGTACAGAGCCAGCCAATCTGAAGTGGAATACGTGTACGATCTGATAAATCAGGCAGTTTTTGACAATGAGTTGACCAAACCCAATATAAAGCTGTCCAGCAGATGCAGAAAATACTGGGGCATGTGCTATGGAGAAACAATACCATACTCCTCAGGTAGCTATTGTGAGATAAAACTCATGGACAAATGGTACTGTACTCAGTGGATGGTGACCACTCTGGCACATGAGATGTGTCATCAATATCAGTGGGAAATATTCAGTGCGGAACGTGCAGAAAAGGGCAAAGACAGGATAATGAGTCATGGTCCCAGCTTTTATCACAAACAGTTAAAACTCAGAGACATTGGCATATCATTGCGCACTTCACATTCAATGAAGAAATGGTTCAAGCATCAGGATTTGTTCAAGTGCTAAATTTTAGATAAATACTCATTATGCGCGATATTTTAGATATGTTAGACTTTCTTGTAGAAAGCAAAGGTCTTGTTGGTAGAAAAGCAGGGGATGTGTTTAAGAATCCACAGGGAGAAACCATTACATTCAACAATCTGGATTTCTTTCCAGAGGGTGGTGGAAAATATACTGCCGAGGAAATGCAAGAAATGCTGTCTCAAGTTGAAGCTGAATTGAGCGACATCATTTGGCAGAATACCAGATCCGCTAAATCAGGTGGATTCGCTGTGGCTACTTTTGACAGTGAACAGGGGCCTTTGTATTTTGGCACATTCTTACAGGAAGTTAAACCCAATCCCAGTGACAATCAGATAAAGAACACAGTGGGTGATTTTAAACTGGCCAGTGCAAGTGCTGAGAAAACTCAAGCCAAACTGACTCCTCAGGACCTGCTGACAGAAAAATTAAACTTGTCTGCCAAAGATGTTATGATTCAGTTATCGCAGAGTTTGGGCACAGACAGTCCCTTGTACTATGTTGCACATCAAGTGGCAATGAACTCAGGATTTCCTATTGAAATTGACGCTCCTGAAGGATCCAGTTTTACTGCGTTCCGTGATTACTTTTGTGAAATACTACAACCCATTGCATTGCAAAATGGCATGTTTACAGGCAACGCAACTGATGCAGCAGAAAAGTTTTTGGGAATTAACTCATTTGCTGGCACCACTATAAGTTTTGATAGCAGTAAGAATGCTGGACTGAGCGACAGCGTTTTAGAAACTTCAGATGGTCGCCATGTAAAGATCAGTAGCAAAGGCGAAAAGGGTGCAGATGCAAGTTCCAAAAATCTATTGGATGAGATAGACAAAATCCAAGATCCAAGAATGCTAAAAAAATACAGTGATATCATTGAAATGATTGAACTGATTGTTAGCAGTGGGCAAGCTGGAGCGCCACTGGTACTGGGTGTGCGTTTTGGCATTATATCCGATGAAGATGCTGAGACAATAAAGGGACTGAAGAAGCTGGGGCCAACTGATTTAAGTTCGCTGAAGGGTGACACCATGCTTTCAAGTAATTTAAAGAAACTGGCATTGGGTCGCAGTACCAAAACTCCGCAAGCAACCAGTTTGTATTACCATATTATGGCGGCGGTGGCACACGAGGTAGCAGAAAAGGTCAACAGTGGAACCAACTTCAATGAAGCTGCCTGCAACATATTAAACAATGGTGCATTGGTTCAAGTATATACCAAGGCAAAACAATCAGGTGGCAAATGGATACTGGAAGGATTCGATAGCAAATATCCAAGCAAGAGTGTTACTGGTGTTGTACTGACTGCAACCAAAAATTATTACAGCACAGATATCAAGGGTAACTTTACGTTTAAGATATTGCGTAACGGAGCCAAAGATGTGGTTGACACCAAAGACCAAGAGCCAGTAGAAACCGAACCCAGTGTTGATTTGACTACTGCTGCCCAGAGTATAGTATCTCCACGACGCCTAGAAAAACCTGCTGCAGTGGGTGTGGGCAGAAAAAAACGGTAACCATAATCCTTTGTATTTTAACTGAGTTGTGTTATAATAGTGACTCATTTAAATATAAAGGATCAACATGTCACTCGTACCAATCGTAATTGAACATACCAGTAAAGGTGAACGCAGCTATGACATTTACAGTCGTTTGCTGCGTGACCGAGTTATCTTACTTGAAGGTGAAGTGAGTGACCAAATGGCAAATCTCATCGTAGCTCAACTGCTTTTCCTGGAAAGCGAAGACACCAACAAAGATATCAATCTGTACATCAACAGCCCCGGCGGTTCGGTTACCGCAGGCATGGCAATCTATGATGCACTACAGTTTGTGGCACCAGATGTAAGCACTATTGTAATGGGTCAAGCCTGTAGTATGGGTTCACTGTTAGCGCAAGCTGGCTCAAAAGGCAAACGACTCATGTTACCCAATGCTCGTCATATGATACATCAGCCAAGCGGTGGTGCTCGTGGTCAGGCAACTGACATGCTGATTCAGGTCAACGAAATTCTTGAAATGAAAAAGAATCTGACCCAAATCTACGTTGACCACAACAGTGCAGGCAAAACATTTGAGCAACTGGCAGCAGACATGGAGCGTGACAATTTCATGAGCGCACAAACAGCATTGGAGTATGGTCTTGTTGACAGAATTGTAACAAAACGAACCACTTGACAGTAAATCCCACTTCTGCTATAATATGTTTATGAATAAAGATATCGTAGTTTACTTGAAGTGGGTTGCAACTGTGATAACAATCGCAGGTGCAGTGGCTACCAGCATCAACATGTATCCCCTGGGTCCGGCATTGCTGAATCTGGGGGCTTTTGTTTGGCTTATCGTGTCTATTATGTGGCGTGAATGGAGCTTGATTGTCATTAATGCAACACTGTTGTTGATCTACACAGTGGGTCTTGTTGTCAAATTCTTAACTTAAATGGGTTGACAGTAAATCCATTTGGGTGTATAATGTACACATACACTGAAAAACAAGGAGCACTAAATGCAAATCGGAACTGTTATCAAATCGTTTGACTTCCCAGGTAACTTGAACTGCTACATGGTGGGTACTGTTACTGCAGTAGAAGGCGACTTTATCACTTGCGATACTATTCGTCAGGTGTTTGACGGCAAAGCATTGCCGCTGGAAACATTCAATAAAGAATTTCGCACAGTAGCACAGGGTAAAAGTTTCATGGACGACATGAGCAAATTTGAACGTGTTGTGGTAATCGGCTAAGGAGCGCCTGATGAAAGTTAAAGAATTGATAGAATGGCTGTCCAAACAAAACCCGGAGTTAGATGTTGAGGTTGGCATGAATCGAGAATACCAAAATGAGTTAGAATTGGATGAGGTGCAAGTAGTCAAATTAAACGGTTCAGAATACGTTTTGTTGGGCGAACCTGCACAAGATTGGGATTGATCATGAACGAGCGAATTAAAGAACTTGCTGAACAGGCTGGTATTGCCGTGTGGGGGGATGCTGTGTATATGTACGATCCAAAAGATACTCTGGACTCTACTGTTTTGGAAAAGTTCGCCGAATTGATTGTCAGGGAATGTGTTGCTAAGATACGCAAGGGTACAGAAAATACTGTTCAATACGATTTAGCATACAATGCTATGCTGACCGCTATTATAGCAGACATACATGAATCGTTCGGAGTTGAATAATGAAGGCAGGTGATCTCTATGAAATGTCCAACTTTTCAAGCAGGACAACGGGATTACCTTCCAACATTGTTATTTGGTGTAGAACAGATCCGTTAGAGCATGGTCACGACAAGTATAGAATTAAAGTAACAAAAGATAATGATTGGGCGGCAATCTTTTCAGTTGGGTCTACATCAAAATTGGTCAAAAATGTCAATAGCAGTTTGTCCGGTAAAGAACTGCGAATGATTAGTGAATGGGTTGAGAAATATTCATCATTAATTATTAGTTTGATTGATGGGAAATTAGATACAACCGAATTTGGATTTGAAGTACAAAAGATAAGGAACATGTGATGAACCAACGAATTAAACAACTTGCCCATCAGGCTGATTGGGACGATGAATTTAGGGAAGATTTTGATATTGAAAAGTTCGCCCAGTTGATTGTGGCTGAGTGTGCCCGAGTGGCCGCAGGTGCAGCATTTTGGGGCAAAGATACTGATGCTGTACGCAATGCAGTGATGCACACATTTGATACAACCGCGATGCAGGAATTCAGTGATGATATACACCGAGCGTTTAAGAATGGTGCTGACTTATCCAATCGTGACACCCCTTAAGGAGATGACAATGCAGAAATTTTCAGAATGGTTTTACAGTAAACGCAAGCCCGTTGGATATACTATTGGTGTCCTAAACATATTGGTATCATTGAACCATTTACTCAACAACGAGTATGGATTGTTCGCCTTGTGGTTGACAATCGGAGCCACCATTATTTTTGACACAAAGGAATACAAATGAGAATAGTTAAAAGTGAATGGCACCAAGTGGAAAGACGCTATGCGCTGGACATTGAGCGTGAACAACTTGATGAGATTTTCCCAGATTTAGACAGCGAAGAACAAGACGACATATGGCAGCAGTTGTTGGCTGGTGACTATAGTGCAGACGAATTGATTGAAAATGCACACAGTGAAAATATGTACAGCCTTGATTGGGACTGGCTTGATGAAGATGACTGGTGGACTGATCGTAAGGGTGGCTATGAAGTTACATATGAAGTGGACGCAGATTATGCACCACCCAAAACAGACAGAGATATAATTCGTGAACTGCGTGATGAGGTAAATGCTCTTAGAGCACAATTGGGTCAAGAGGCAGAGTATGATACCAGGCCTGATGCTGTCAGATTGGCAGCACTAAAGCAAGAATTTGACCGGCTGATCAGTGAGGAATCAGAGGAATGCGTTAGCTGTGGTTCTGTACTCATAGTACAGGATCTGGTTGAACTGAATGGTCAATATCGCTGCCCTGACTGTGGTGAGGGTTGGGTAATGCAAGATCAACGTGAAGGAAAGTAATGATGCAAGTGCCCACAAAAGACAGTAAGGTTCGCGTTAGCATACGTTATGCACAGGGACCTCGTATGTTCCCACCGCAGCCTGACCACTATGTGTTTGAGGGCATGGTTGTTCCATCACACAAATGGTTGAATGACCGACAGTTTTGCATGACCGGTGATGAAACCATGCGAGTGCGTGTTATTGACATGAATTTGGTGCGTGACATTGAATTGTTGAGCGGTGATTTTAAAACAGTTGACACTGGCATGCAAACATTTGAAGTTACCGGTAGCAAGGGTAAAAAGTATGTGGTGACCAAAGACAGTGGCGGTTGGGATTGCAATTGCCCAGGCTTCACCTTTCGTAAATCGTGCAAGCACGTGAGTGAACTGAGTGCTATTGGAGATAGCAAATGATGCATGACGTTGGTAAAAATATCGGCAGCATGATTGCCAGCATGGCTGTGTTGCTCATGATCTTTGTGCCTTTGGGCATATGGAAACTTGTGGATATCCTTATTTGGTGTTATAATCATATAAAGATAGGAATCGTATAGTGAAAGATTTATTGAAATTCTTACCACAGATACTGGCAATCATTCCCAGTATCATGGGTAACCTCAAGTCACTGGTCATATTGGTATTGGTAGTTAGTGTGCTTGGTGGCATTGGCTACGGTATATATTATTATATGTCAACCATGTACAGAGATCCATATAAATGTGTTAACGGTGAAATTTACAAACAGATAGATTTCAATTCAGATGTGTATGTGTTCAAGGGCGGCTATTGCGTTGAAAGTAAAAAATGAAAATCGCAGTGTGCAGTGATCTGCACCTAGAGTTTGGTGATTTAGATTTGGTCAACAGTGAGAACGCCGATGTGTTAATACTTGGTGGGGACATCTTTGTAGCCGGCGACTTAACCGCCAGTGGTACAGTGCTGCCAGTCACCGAGACTGTACAGGCCCGCGCCGAACGCTACAACAACTTTGTGACTCGTTGCAGTGAACGATTCCCGCAGGTGATCTTGATCATGGGCAATCACGAACACTATCACGGCGACTATGCTGGTACTGCTAAAATCATTCGTGGCACCTTTGGCGACTTGCACAATGTGCATTTCTTGGATAAAGAATGGCGTATCATTAACGGTGTGTTGTTCTTTGGTGGCACACTATGGACTGACATGAACGCACAGGACCCCATTACCATGATGCAGATGCAGAATACAATGAATGATTACTATCAGATCAAAAACACTGCACCCACTGCAGGTGGCAAGTTTCTGCCCCAAGATTCTGTAGCAGATCATTTTGCTTTTCGTCAAGGACTGGATCAGGTGTTGGCGCAGCATGCACTAATGCCTGTTGTGGTAGTGGGTCATCATGCTCCCAGCAAGGACAGTACTCATCCCAGGTACAAGACGGAGTTTCACATGAATGGTGCATACAGTACCAACATGGACGATTTCATTTTGGATCGTAGACAGATTCGCCTGTGGACACATGGCCACACCCATGAACCATTTGATTATTGTATTGGCGGTTGTCGTATTGTGTGCAACCCTCGTGGTTATGATGGCTACGAAGATCGTGCAGACAATTTTGAACTTGTATACGTGGAGATTTAAATGAACGACCAAATTGCTGAAATATTAAACCAACCTGCTTTTGATCGCCTTAAAGATTGGCATGACATAGGTCCAGTGCAGAAGGCAACATTAGAATTATTTGCCGAGTTGATTGTGCGGGAATGTATGCGTATGTGCGAGGTTACGGAAATGAGTTTTGTGACTCATGATTGTGATGTTGAGGCATCGGGTGCAATTACTGTTAAACAATTTATCGCTGAACATTTCGGAGTTGAATCGTGATTGACTACTACCAAGCCTTACAAGAAATGCACAATGGTCGTGTGGTCAAGTATGTGGGCACAGTCAACGGCAATGTAATGAGTGATAACGGTGCCAGTTTCTGTATGTGTCGTGGCTGTATCTTTTTGTTCGACAATGGGGTAATCAAATGGAACAAACTGGGCTACATGGTGTACGATCCAGATTTCAGATATGAACTCACAGGCGAAACAGTTGATCCCAGAGCCTGGAAACCAGAACGGAACCGGGACAGACGAGAAACAAAATCTAAGTTAGGTTATAGTAGAATAGGATTGGGGAATGTATGAACGAACGAATTAGAGAACTTTGGGAGAAGGCTGCTGAATATACAGCCGCCTATCCAAGTGGACAGAATAACTCTTGGGAAACTCAGGTAAACTTTATGGACAAGTTCGCCGAGTTGATTGTGAAAGAATGTGCCAAAGTATGTGATGAGTTACAAAAGTGGCCATCAACTGAACCACGGCATTGTGCAAACGATATAAGGATACATTTCGGAGTTGAAGAATGAAATATAAAACAGAACTTATCATGATTGTGATTGGTATTGTGATGCTGACTGTTGGATTGACTTGGTTGATTAGCATTTTTCAGAGATTATCATGAACGAACGAATTAAAGAACTTTTAGAAGAGGCTGGCGTAAAATATGTCACTATGCCCAAAGACACAGTATATGAAAAGTTCGCCGAGTTGATTATTGAAGAATGTGGTGTAGCATTGAGTCCTATGTTACGTGACATGGTTAGCCGTGGTCAAGCATACGATTTGATTAAACAACATTTTGGAGTTGAAGAATGAACAAACGACTTTTACTGGCTCTATATGATCGGTCTGGGCTTGGAGCATACATGCCAGTTGACTATCGTGGTCACGAGTTGGAAGTAGAAAAACATATAGAAAAGTTCGCCGAGTTGATTGTTAAGGAATGTATTAAGGAAATAGAGTTCCAATACGGTGGCGGCAACTTAATGGAAGACGGAGTTACACATAATCCTGAATGGGACAATGCCGTAGAATGTGTAAGTGCTATGATTAAACAACATTTTGGAGTTGAAGAATGAAACATCTTTTCAAGCAAACCAAAGTCATATATGATGCTCATATGGAAGAGTATGATGTGTATTACAAAAACTTTCTATTTTGGAAATTTGATAGAACGTATAAAGTATCTCAATATATGCGAGATGATGTTGCTTCACAAACTGCTATTAATTATGCCAAGAATATATTGAATACTGTTGAAGTATATAGGAGTTGAAGAATGAACGAAACTTTGGTGAGGTGATAGACGAATGAAAAGATGGCAAGAAAAAGAGTTTTATCAATCTGTTTTTTATGATGACGTTGACGGTAAAATCATTGGAGTGGTCTATAGAGTTGGCACACAGAATACCATATGGGGTGCTAAAGTATATACTGATATGGAAGGTGTACTTGGACAATATATTGATTCTGACTATGCCAAAAAAGCAGTTGAACTGTTTTGGGATGTGCAGAGCAGAACGGTGTTAGAATACACTGACGTTAATTTAAAGGAAGCGAAATGAAAATATTTGACACGTATGAAGATGTGGGTGGTATGAGTGCTTGCATGAAGCGTCCAATTGTGGTTCAGGCCAGACAGATACATGAAGAATTCAGAGTCAATACCCTGGAAGGCAATTACAAGAAAGGTAAAGCTGGCGACTATCTAATGCGAGGAGTAGACGCTGAATTGTATATCTGCGACCAGGCAATCTTTGAAAAGACATATGATTTCGTCACTGATCCAATCACATGACTGACATTAATAAAAACATAGAACGACTGCTACAACAATCCAAGCTAGTGTATCCGGCAAGAGATGGCAAGATGTATTGCCCTTTTGGTATCTACCAGGATGTAACTTTATATGCAGAGGTACTGGCTCATTTGCTACTGTACGAGGCCTGTATTGTAATGCGAAAGAATACCAAGGCAAAGAATGGGCACGAGCATGCCGATGCAGTTAAAAAATATTTTGGAATGACATAATGATACCACATATATTACTACTATGGACCATGGCTATCTCGCCAGTGACTGAAACTGAACATGGTGGCTGGCGATACCTGGGCACTTATGACAGTGCTGATGCGTGTGCAAACTCCTGGATGATACTATCCAGATATGAATACCATATCTTTGGTAAGTTCATGTGCGTACCACAAGGACCAGAGCGCGAGCCAGTGCCCGCTAAACCTGTGGTGAGGTTCTAAACATGAATGAACGGATTCGGCAGCTGGCGGTAGAGGCTGGTTATGAAACAGATATGTTTGACATTGGGCACTGGGATATGCCAGAATTTAAAAAGTTCACCCAGTTGCTTATTGCAGAATGTTGTACATTGATTGATGCCATGCAGTACGATGCTCCTGGATTTATAATACAGGCACCAGCACATGCACACATTCTTAAAATAAAAAAACACTTTGGAGTAGAATAGTGCCCAATCACCTGAGCATTCCCTATGAGGTAGCAGACGCTATTACCCTAGCCAATCTGATTGAGGCAAGAAATTATCTGCTAACAGAATTAGAAAATCATCTAGAGGGTAGCGTGTATGGCGCATTCTTGCACAAAGAAGATGTGCGCAAGAATAAAAAATTAGTAAAGTATATGACCAAATTGATTGAATACTACGGTGGCGAATGATGGAACAGGCATATCGCATAACAGCACTGGACAAGAAAAGTGTAGTGGTAACCAACGCCGTGTACGAAGACCTGGCAGATGGCACAACACGTGGTTGGAGTGTAGAAGAAACTTACCGTTGGGGATATGGATTTAGAAGTGAGCAAGATCCAGTTACTGAATGGGAATTGAGCAACAATGGAATTCATTGCGAAGCCACTAGTGGATTTGCATGTGCAGAACTAACTGATTTGTGTGCCTGTTTCTTTGAGTTTGATGCTGGATTCACTGATGAAGAAAAGCAGTTGATTGAGAACAACTGGCATGAGGGTGGTATGAGTTGGTTACATGATGGTGAACATAACTGGCAAGTGGAAGAAAGCACCATGTTGATCTTGGGTCCAGTGTTAATTGACCTGATTGACACTGACACTGACCAAGTGATAGAGTCCAATGTTGAACCAAAACCAAACCAAACTTCCACTTGGTCCATTGCCAGTGCAGCTTGGCCGTTTCCCACAGAATAAGTTTGGTAAACTTAGTTGAACTAATGTTACCAAATGTGTTGTAAAGCAGTACGAGTGGTGTTATAATGTTATCACGTTGAGAGATCAGCGAACTATTTAAAGGAAAATAAACTATGTTAAAAACAGTAAAAGCAGAATCAAAACAAGCCCGCCTCTTAGAAGCATTTCAAAAAGGTGAACAACTGACAGCTAAACAAATCGCAACCCGTTTTAGCATTGCCAATCCAACAGCAACCGTAAGCAACTTGCGCTACAGTGGCTTTGCAGTATATGCAAACAACCGCACTGACAGCAACGGTAAAGTAACTACCAAGTATCGTCTGGGTACTCCTAGCCGTGAAATCATTGCAGCAGGGTATCGTGCCCTTTCACTAGGCCTGTAATCAGCCTTTCTAAGAGACTGTATTTCTAATACAGATCAGGCAGCCGTCTGTGTCTCGCAAAGGCTGTCACTAATTTTTGTACCTGAATAATGAAAAATATATTACATTCTATAATGAATAAATTAGGCAGGTACAGGCTGATACCTGATCGCAAGTCTGGCGCAGACTATATGCACAGGTATTACCTATTCCTCAAAGACCGCACCAGATTCCCATTCAACATTGCTCTACATAAAATTGTACGCAGCGATGATCCTATCTTTCATGATCATCCATGGTCCTACTTTACGATTATCCTCAAGGGTGGATACTGGGAGCATTTGCCAGTGTTTAATTCAGCCGGCGAGAAGATAGCAGAGTTTGCCAAATGGCGTGGCCCAGGTAGCGTGATCTGGCATCGCGCCACTGACATGCACTGGTTGGAACTGGAAGATGAGAACCCAGCCACCACACTAGTGTGCATGGGTCCACAACGCCGCGAATGGGGATTTCTAGTACAAGTAAAACAGAAAAAGCACAGATGGGTCAGATACGATTATTACCTAAACAACTGGACCAGCTATCACGAGAAGTATATAGTACCAAAATTTAAACAAACCAGAAAGAAAAAATAATGTTCATCACACTGACCAACGCAGCCGATTTACATCGCGGCAACAAGATCGCAATTAGAAAAGACATGGTAGCAACTGTGTACAACAGCACTGTAGAAAAAGAAAGTGGCTTGTTGGAAAATGTTACCTATGTGTTTTGTCCACCTCATGGTACATGGGAAGTAACTGAATCACTGGAAAAAGTTGTAGAGCAATTGTCTGAGGCACAATGAATTCAGACACAACCGAAGTACTAGTGATATTGCTGGAAGAATGTGCTGAAGTTGTACAGCAGGCGAGCAAGTGCATGAGATTTGGTCCTGATCAGATTGCACACAACGCCACTGAAACCAATATGCAACTGTTGGAACAAGAGATTGCAGATGTTTATGCCATGGTAGAACTACTGATTGACCTAAACATAGGTGTCACTGAGCAGGGAATCATTGACAAAAAGCAGAACAAATTTGACAAACTCAAATTGTGGAGTAATCTGCAAATCAATAAATAACTCAAAAGGACACTATGATAGTAGAAATCGTTTACACCGTGGTTATATTCTATTTGGGTTGGATACTGGGACAGACTTATCAAATACTAAAGGTGCGGGAATTGATCAAAGCAACAGCCGAAAAATACCAAGTGGATCTTGACAGCATCGTCACTGAGGATACAGATGTTATGATCTTGTCTGCAGACCTGGAGGGTGATACCATTCTAATTTACGATAAGACTACCAGTGACTTTATCTGTCAGGCTGGCAACTTGGACACTGCAGCAGAACTGTTTAACCATCGCAAACCCAACACTGTGGGTGCTCTGGTGTACAATGAAAAACCCGCATACTTTGTCAATGGCAAAGTAACATACGACACTCCAACATGAAAATAAAAATGGGTGGTTGGGCAGCAAAGTCCAACCGTAGAAAAATTGAAATTCACATTGACAAGTTTGATACTTGGAACTGTGACGGCACTCTGTCGCACATAATTTACCCCATGTTGTTGCAGTTAAGAGATACCAAGCAGGGAGTTCCAAACGAGTTTGCCGACGTGGGTGGAGCAGACTATGAAAGTCAAGATAGCTTTGATTTTTACAAAGAGTCACACAGCGATGCATTTGATGAGGGGTGCAAGAGATGGGATCAAGTGCTGAACAAGATGATCTGGAGCTTTGAGCAATTGACCAGACACGACTATTCTGAACAGTACCATCATGGGAAAATGCGCTGGGAGTGGCTGGAACTGAATCCCACTGCAGGCAACACAGGCGTGGCAGACAAATCGTATGAGATGAAAGACTTGAATCCCGATCAGCATTGGTTAGACATTGCTGGACTTGAACTGCATGAAGAACGAATCCAAGAGGGATTGAATTTGTTTGGTAAATATTTTAGAAGTTTGTGGGATTGATGAAACAGAAATTTATAGACTTGTACATGAACTGGGCCCGCAGTGCTGCAAAGTTAAGCCATGCACGAAGATTGCAAGTGGGCGCAGTTATAGTCAAGGACGACACTGTTATCAGCTACGGCTACAATGGTATGCCAGCTGGCTGGGATAACAACTGCGAGGATGTATTATCAACTTACGACGAACGTGACACTCACTCAATGGGTGATTGGCAATACGATGAGTCTACAAAGAAATTTTCTAGACTAAAAACCAAGCCAGAAGTGTTACACGCTGAAATGAACAGTCTGATGAAATTGGCTAAAAGTTCAAGTTCGGGTAGTCAAGCATCCATGTTTGTAACACACTCACCCTGCTTAGATTGTGCCAAGGGAATACACCAAGCTGGTATCAAGCAAGTCTTTTACCAAGAAGATTACCGAGACAGTGCAGGGATAGAATTTCTCAGAAGGTCCAATGTTGAGGTCACTAAGTATGAAGCTTAACTACGAAACCGTACTTGATGCGAAACTGGGTGAGCTGGGTCCATTGATGGAATGGTGCAAGAGAAATTGCAGTGACAGCTGGAGAGTGAGTGTTACAGAAGAGGCTGGTGACTTGGCTGGCATTTATAAATTCTACTTTCAGTCAGAGAAAGATTTTATAAATTTTTTAGTTTGGAAAAAATGAAATTCATAACCTTCTACAGAGAATCAAACGATTTCACTGACATAGTGACTGATAAAAGTATTAAGAGTAAAATAGACCTGAAGGTATTTTGGTTAAACTACCTTCAGATTGGAATAGAAAATTATACTGAGGAGAACGATAAGCTGTTCAGCTACATTGAGCTTAAGTACGGGGACAGTATCAAGACCAGACTGATTCCTGACTTTTCCCCTAAACCATACGTAGACTACGTGCCCACTAAACGCTAGTGTTATATAGCAGTACCCAAGTTCAAGAGCACTTCTAGTTTTTCACCCACACTGAGTACACATGTAACGTCACCTTTGGTTGCCAATACAGTATACGATTTTGTCTCTGGGTTACCCCAAACACTCATTATACTCTTAGAAGCATCAGCACTGACGCCAGCCATGATTGGAATCTCGCCGTACTTGTTCTTTAGAGTGGCGATAACAGTTTCTGTCTTGTCACACACCGTTGGAATAGTACGCTTTTCTTGTGCATACGCATATGCAGTATATGCCACCAAAAAGGTACATCCCACTACAACTGCCAACCGGTTCTTCATTAGTATTCCCTTAAGGTAATGTCATTACGTAATTAATAGCACCTTCCCAGGCGCTATTCAATACTATGATTGCCACTAGGATACAAATGACCAGTACCCTAACCAAAGCCCATATTTCCAACAGCAACAACACCGGTGCCAAATTCCAAATACACATGATGTGTCGGAGCAGCCGTTTTACTAACTTTAGTACTAAACGCATTAGCACTCCTTATAACAATAGACACTATAAGTACTGCATCTATATACTTATATAGTATTGGAGGCAGCGTAAAAATATTAGCAGTGATATGTCAATAGGTGCAGTCTATCAACTGCGTTTTCCACCGCACAGTCTCAAATACAGCTTGTGTCTGGCTGTGCCAGGTGCTATCATGTCAACTGCATATTCAGTTGGCTCATGTGTCTGCACGTACACCACTTGATTGTCTTTGTTGGTAAACCACTCAGTAAGCATAACCAATACACCTGATTCACAGTTTAGTACGCCAAATGTGAATATTCGTTTTACTGGGGTACTGAGAGCCTCAAACTTAAATCCCTCTGGGTCGTTAAACTCCACCATGGAATGTATTTGTACGCTGGCATTGGGCTTGACTTCATTGACAAAGCGATTGATATGTAGATTGTACGTAACTTCTGTTGCGACTAACTCCCAGTCGCCGCGGTCTAATATTATTTGTGTTGGATCTTCGAATTTGAGTTTAAATTCCTCATCAGCATTGGCAGAGATGGAGAATAGAAACATCATTGCAACCAGTAATGCTTTCATGATGCTCTCCTATAATAGTAGTATTTATCGGATCAACCCCAAACACAGCTAGCCCTGGGTATTAGTCAAATTCGCAATTGACCCATCTGAGAGTACTATACCATTCATATCCTGGAGCGCCCCTGGGTATGAAACAGGTTCCCAATTCAGGATTCTGTATTTTTCTATCTTCCACTATCATGTACATGGATCCTGCGTATATTGCCACTATTGCCAACACTGTTATGACCCAATGCGCATCGTGCCAGAGTTGCTCAAGCTGGCGCCTGCGTCTTGCTGCTTTTTGCAGTGCCTGCTCTCGTTCTCGTTTTGCCTGACGATCCAGTTCTTCTTGGTGTTTCTGCTGTAAGCCCCACAGTCTTTCTCTTTCTGCGCCAAATCTTGTCCAGATATCACCCAGTCCAGGAGTTTCATACACCAGCATTTCACGCAGTTCTTTTTCGGCGTTGGCCAACTGCATTTCCATCATGACATTGTTCAAGGCCTGACTGTTGACCTTGCTGGGATCAAAGTTTTCTTCGCTTTCTTTCTTGGCTTTGGCAGCAGCATCTTGTACTACGCCCTTGGCATCCAGGAACTTACCAATGTTCCCGGACACTTCCATGGTGATATCAGATACATCGGCCGCAGCGGATTGACATTCCTTGTAAAATTCCACACCGGATCTAATGGCCTTTAAAGCCCCTTGCGCCATTGCAAAAGCGGTAATTGGATCCATGAGGTAGCCCCTTTTTATTATTGTTATGGTGACTAAATACTATAGTATTTAGATACAAAGTACGCAAAAAATAATCGCACTCATTGAGTAAGATAAATAAAGACTTTTTTAAGGGAGCAGTAAATGAGTATTATAGATTCAATATTAAACATCGTAAACAAAACACCAAAAGATCCAGACGCACCCAAGCCGCCAGTTGGATCACGCAGCGAGCGTGAAGCTAAACTAAAAGACAAAGCAGGTATGGTTATTTCCGTATTTGCATTATTGTTAGCAGTAAATTCCTACATTGGTGGTGGATTAAGTTCTACCATAATGAATAACACTATTAAAGCAAATGACTTGTGGAGCTTCTATCAAGCAAAAAGTGTCAAGCAAACTCAATACGAACTGGCAGCACAGCAAACAACTGATCCAGCGAAGGCTAAAAAATGGTCTGAGAAAGCAGCCAGTTATGAAACTGATCCAGTGAATGGAGAAGGAAAAAGAGAATTATTTACACGAGCCAAAGGATTGGAAGCAGACCGTGACGCTGCCAAGAAAAAGAGCCCCTGGATTGGGTATGCTTCAACTGCATATCAGTTGTCAATTGTGTTACTGTCTGCTAGTATATTGGCAGTTAGTATGCCTTTATTTTGGGGTAGCTTTGTGATAGCTGGAGTTGGTATAATTCTAAGCAGTCAGGGTATCCTACTCTGGATGTAACCTAATAACTTGCATTTGGCATAAATATATAATATACTGATATTATGAAAATACATGAACTCACTGAAGATATAGACACAGAGCAACCTGAACAGTTGCCACCCATGCCACATTTATATTTGGACATGGATGGAGTTCAAGCCGACTTCTTTACTGCCTGGGCTAACATTCATAACAAAGCACGTTACAAAGAAATTGGTGGCAAAGAGGAACGTGAGCAAAGCATAAGCGATTTAACCAATCGTGGACCTGAGTTCATATACAAATTCTTTGCCACTCTGCCACCACTTAGTGGCGGTAATCAGTTGGTCAATTGGCTCAAGCAGAACAAGATTCCCTTTACCATATTGAGTGCCCCACTACGCGGCAATTACGAAGCCAGTATTGCAGGTAAAAAAGATTGGTTAGACCAATACAATCCAGGTACCAGCGGTGCTGCTATCTTTACTGGCATGAAGGAAAAGTATGCCACTACCAGTCAGCACAATGTATTGGTAGACGATCACAAGAAGTATATAGAACGCTGGGAGTCTGCAGGCGGCATTGGTGTACTACATCGTGACAACAACACACAAGGTACTATAGAGCAACTAGCCAAAATTTATGCGCCCTACTTGAGCAACAGTATAAGCGAGGGTGATGTATTTGAGTTAGAGTTGGGTGACCTATTGATAGAAACAGTTGTGACTGAGGTACTGGCAGATGGCATAGTTATCCACATGGATGAAACTGCTCTACAGATGCTGGACCAAGTACAAGAACTGCACGAAGCTGAATATCAGGGCCGTAAAGTTCCACTGGGCAAACCCATGCAGGGTGATGTAAAGAAAAGCAAAGTGTATGTGAAGAACGCCAAAGGCAACGTGGTCAAAGTTAATTTTGGTGACCCCAACATGACTATCAAACGGTCAAACCCCAAGCGCCGCAAAAGCTTTAGAGCAAGACATAATTGTGCTAATCCAGGACCGCGTTGGAAGGCACGATACTGGAGCTGCAAGGCCTGGTAACTGTCAACCATAATCTTCTATAATTGGGTTAATTTCCTATCATTACATATTGACAATGCATAGTCATATGTAGTACAATACACCATATGACCGAACAGAAAAAATCAAAAAAGAAATCAAAGAACACCTCATATGAGGTTGTGACTAACCGTGATGCCAACGGTGATATACTGTTGCCTATACCACCTGCGCTGTTGAAAAAGCTGGGCTGGGATGAGGGCGACGATATTGAATTCTGCGCTGGCGCAGACGGCGAATTTATACTAAGGAAAGTTAACTAATGGCATCTTCTAAAAAAAGCGTCATCAATGGCATGGATGTGTTTATTTCCAAGGGATATGATATCTCTGACAGTTATTCCTATCAGGGTGACCAAATGTCTTTAGACTTTGGAGACAGTTCTTTTGGTGAGGACACGATCTCAATCACTCCATTGGACAGTGATAGTCTTGGTGGGATAGATTCAATAACCGCATCTACACTGGGCAGATCAATCACTGGTGGAATATACGACAGCAACCTAACCTGGGGTGGCAGCACTGTTACTCTGGCACCCTCAATTTATACTACTGGAACAGGTGGAGGTGGTACTGGCGGATTTGGTTACGGCGCGGCCATACCTGGTGGCTACGGCGCACAGTCCACGTGGGACACAATCACTGGAAGGTCGCATGATATTAAAATTCATGGTGATGCAGAATTCGACGGCAAGGTATCTATCGGTGGCAAAGACATTGGCGCGTTGTTGGAATCCATTGAAGAACGATTGGCTATATTGCACCCAAATCCTGAGCTAGAAGAACGTTGGGAAACGCTAAAACAATTGGGTAAACAATACCGAGAACTTGAGGCTGACATTAAAGAAAAAGAGCAGATTTGGGCTACTCTGAAGAAATAACTTGACAGTAAATAGCCAACACTGTATAATATTGTTATCGTCAACTCACAAATTATCATCATGACAATGCATCTTGCAAGCCCCGCCCTTACTACCACAGGTAAACGCAAAGGCAAACACAAATGGGCCAGTGCTGAACAAAAGCGCCAGCACGAACACTTAGAACAGCAGTGGGCCGAGTTGCTTAAACGACAGGGTGTTGCTGCTGACGAAAAGCGCAGGACTCGTGCTCTCAAAAGCAAACCCTATGTTGCTGCAGTAAATCCCAGAATCGCAGAATTGCGCAAAGTAGCCAGTGTTGACAGTGGGCACACGGGTGCAGTCACCATTAAGCAGACTCCGCAGTACACCGGTACCAAGATTGTGGGTATCGGTACCATGCACAAAAGCAATGCAGTGCCCATCTTTAGTGACCAAGAGGCTAAAGATATCAGCAGCATGAGGAGATAATACAGTACGATGTCCAAGGAAGAGGGTATTAGAATAGATGGGGTAGTTGATGAAGTGTTGCCAAACGCAATGTTTCGCATTACCCTGCCCAGTGGACAGCGGGTACTTGGTCACATCTCTGGTAAAATGCGCAAACACGGCATCAAAATTCTATTGGGCGACACCGTGGAAGTGGAATTCAGTCCATACGATATGTCAAAAGGCAGAATCACTAGACGTAGGTAGTATGTCAATCAGTTGCGCACAAGATAAATATCTTAATGCGCGATATCATCACAATACTTGAGGGCAAAGAAAAGCCCCAAGATATAGAAATAATCAACTTAAACTTCACCGACAAGGATGTAAGTCCGGTCCTGAGTGCGGCTACAATCGCCCTACACTACGGCAAGCTGGCTCATGGCTACGCTGACAGATACAACAAGGGTGAGGGAGACAGTGACTTCAATTATGCTGGTGTTTTTCTGCATAATCTGCTGTTTACTCAGTTCCGTGAGGTCAGAAACAACAATCAACCCACTGGGCCAATCAAGACATTTATAGACAAGAAGTTCTCCAACTGGGATAACTTCAAAGACCAGTTTGCAGAAGAAGCCATGAAGATACAGGGGTCAGGCTGGGTGTATTTGTCCCACAGTGGCGCCATTAAAACGATAAAAAATCATGAAGTTCGCAGTGATATACTGCTTATTGTTGATTGGTGGGAGCATGCTTTCTTGTTGGACTACGGATCTGACAAAAAGAAGTACCTGCAGGAACAATGGAAGATAATCAACTGGAATGTGATCAGCACTAGATGGGGTCAAAGTCTGTGAAGTGTCCTTATTGATAAATACTAGATAAGGATATACAATCAAATGGCGATTTCAGGTCAACAAAAAATCAACGTAAGCTCAGCACCCAATCAACAGATAGGCAGTGATTCGCTGTTTGTGGCTTTCAATAAGATAGAAAACAACTTTACCACGTTGTTTAGCTCAGCCAGTACCTATGTTAAATTCGTGGGTGACACTGGCATATCAACTGCTACCAACGATCAGACTGGCACAGTTACAGTCAAAAACACGGGAGTAGTCAAGCTGCTTCCTGGCACTGGAATCACACTCTCCGGCAGCAACGGCGACGTAACAGTTAGCGTATCTGGGCTGTCTACTGGTGAATTAGTGGCAGGAGTCACAAGTGTGGGAGTGACCAGTAGCTCATTGACCGTAAGCAACTCGCCCATTGTCAGTGATGGGAATATCACTATCAATTTACCGGTAAGTGGCGTAGTGGCTGGTGCATATACTGCCCCCACAGTCACAGTTGACAAATATGGTATAATAACCAGCATCGCAAACACAGTGAGTACTGGTACCGTGACCAGCGTGGCAGTGAGTCCTGGAACCGGAATTGCAGTAACTGGCAGTCCCATTACCAGTGCGGGAACTATCAGCATAGTAAATACAGGTGTTACTAAATTGACTGCAGGTACTGGAATTGTACTCAGTGGCAGCAACGGAGATGTTACTATCTCTGCCAGATTGGCAACACAATCAGGAACCGTGACCAAAGTGGGAGTGGTCAGCAGCACATTAACAGTAACTGGTACTCCGGTTACCAGTTCAGGCAACATACACGTAGAGTTACCCAACAGCATCACACTAGCCGAACTCACAGTAACTAAAGCCAATTTAGGCAGCAATGCCAACCTTACAATTACTGGAGGAACCAACGGACAGTTTCTACAAACTGACGGCGCAGGAAATCTTCAATGGGTGGATCAGTCCGGTACATTAACTGGAGGAGTGGGAGCAGAAGGCAGTAATACTCATATTCAATTTAATGACGGTGGACTATTAGGAGCTAGCGCAGATTTAAAGTTTGACAAGGTTACTAAAGTGTTCACCACAGGCAATGTGGCGGCTACCATAATTACCGCAAGTCAGCCCTTTATTACTACCCTGGGTAAGTTGACCACGTTAGAAGTTACAGGAAATATTGACGCTAAAGCAAATGTCAATGTGACTGGCAACTTAACAATCAGTGGCAGAGCAATAGCAACAACTGCAGCCAATGGTACCAACACCACTCAGATAGCAACTACCTCATTCGTTACTAATGCTCTTACCAATTATCTTGGTTCATCTACAATTGAGGCATCATTAGAAGCTAAGGCTCCGTTGATGAGTCCAGTGTTTGTTGGTACTCCACAAGCACCAACCCCAAGTCAAATAGCTCCAGGTAGTACGCAATTGGCAACCACTGATTATGTAAAAACTGCAGTGAGTGCTTTAGCTACCACAGTAGCATCAGGCCAATCAATACCAACCGGAATCATTATGATGTGGTCCGGACTAGTAACTGCGATTCCTGCAGGATTCAAACTGTGTGACGGTACCAGTAGTACCCCGGACTTAAGAAATAAATTTATCGTGGGTGCTACTGGAACATATACAATTGGCCAAACAGGAGGCACAGCAGATGCAGTGGTAGCAAGTCATACTCACACTGCCAGTTCAGTTTTCTCGGGTGACCAAATGTCTGCACATACTCATGGTGTGATTGATCCCAAACACAACCATATTACAGGCACTGGTATTGAACCTAGGTTTGAATTATATGGTAACAGCGGTGTTAGAACTCAGTTCAGAACAGTAAATGACTTTGATGATCCGGACTCTGGTATTATTGGATCGGCTGGTTTACAAGCCTATACTAGCACCCAATCAACTGGGATTTCTGTAAATCCAGGCACTGCGGGCACTCCTGCAGGAGCAGTGACTACAACTGTGGCCAGTTCGGGCACCAGTGGAACCAATCAGAATCTGCCACCCTACTATGCACTGTGTTTCATAATGAAGACCTAATAAAAAAGCCCCAATCGGGGCTTTTTTACTTTAGTTGCTTTAACATGTAATCAGAATACTTAGCATTACACATGCTGATGATATCGGCGTGAGGCCATTCCAAATAAAATGGACATCCATCTTTCCACTTACTGTGCTTTTTGAAGAATTTTAACACAGTCAAATCATCTCGCTTGCTGGGATCAAAATACCGTCTGGTATTAATTGATCTGTGCAAAATAGTTACACTATCATAGTAATTCATGATTAGCTGCGCTCTACTTTGGTAGCCTCTTCAATCAATTCGCTGACTTCTGCTAATGAAGTACACAGAATTTTTACATTAGCCCAATCGTCGCCATGATCACGACCGGACACTTCAACCAAAAACCCATTGTCGTACATATGCACGTTTACGGTTTCATCTACTTTTGACAGCTTGTCTGCAATTTTCATACCATATCCTTTTAAAAAGGGCACCCTAGTGCCCACATGATACATTACGCAGGATCTACATTGTGCAGATCGCTAGCGGTTACTGCTGCTTTCGCACGTGCTTTGATCGCATCCAAACTTGGTGCTTGTGATGCTTTTACCTTGATTTCGGTCTTGGGACTGGCGCCCTCACGATTCTGAATGGCATCAGTGATAGTTGCCTGATCGCCTGGGCTTTGGAACTCTGCTGCAGTCATGAGATAGCGCAGTGCTTCAATCTTAGTCATCTCGCTTGGCAACTCGACCAAGTCAATGCGGGTAGCACCCAGCTTGTTGAAAATCTTTACCCGGCGAATAAGATCGTCAGTAAAGCGTACTTTGCTGTTACCATTTTGAGTCGTGATACCTGCTACTTTGAAAGTTTGCTCAGTCATTTTAGTTCCCTTACGAAATAAATTAAATTAAAGTTAAATGTGCTTTATGCACAGTATGAATTGTAACACACTTGCCTATTACTGTCAACTGCTTTGCTGCAAAAACTACTTGAAACGCTATACTTATTTTACCAAAACATATGGGGTGTTCCATTTACCAATATTAACATCAACGTACCAACCCACATTAAAGTAGTCACTTTGAATGTCACTCTTATCCCAATTACCATCATTCATTGCTTCCAATACTTCGGTCAAGAATGCCTTAGCATCACCGTCATAGTGATCCTTAAAGTGATAAGGGTTAATAGATTCGTAACCACTTGTATTAGGAGCGAATCCACGTGCCACTTGATAAAAATCATTACCACAAACACGATTACTGTTACCAATAAAATCAATAGGGCCCGACTTGATATTCAGGCACAATGACATGTGATTGCGTACACTTAATGAAGCCTTGACATTGTATTTCTTGAGAATAGCCTTAATTGCTGGGGCGATTTTTGCTTTGTTTTCCTGAGACATGTAAGCCATTTTCTTTTCCCTTTTCTCTAGTGTAAGTGTATATTATACACCCAATTTGATTTAATGTCAACCAAAATTACATTGTGGGTTCTTTGCGACCATGTATATCTTGCACCATTTTAGCACCATCATCATAGCCCTGAATGTGACCCAAAACGTAGCTAACATAACAAGCAACTCCCACTGCGGCTACTAAGATAATTGTCATCATGATACAGTTCCTTTTCTCTAGTGTAAGTGTATATTATACACCCAATTTGATTTACTGTCAACCAAATCAGCAACCTCTACCCGATTGACACTTGATTGTTACGATAAAATCACTGCGAATTTGCTCAGCTATCTGGCGCCCAGTAGCTGCACAACCTGACAACATTAACATTAACACAATGACAACTGCTCGCATTATGCCGCTTTCAGCATGAACACATTGTTGTCCTGCAGCAACATTTCTAATTTGATACTGTCCATTGCCAACATCACTGCCTGATCGCTATATTGATACTGGGCAACCAGTTGCTTTTTGAACAATACTGAGTAAAGATTTGCTGTTTTTGTAACAACTGCACCAGTCAGAAATTCACCCATTTGTTGCTCCTTGTTATTCACTATACCCATATTATAGCACTACTTAGATTTACTGTCAACCGGTATTTGATGCTATTTTAGCATCTATTTGGGGTCGATCAGCTGGTATTCTTTGCTCACTCGCCCGTGTAACCGGTCTGCACACTTGCGTATGTCTTCGCTCAATACACATTGGCCCAGTTCCTGCTCAATCAATCGGGCAATATTGTGCAACTCCACAATGGCAGTGGCCAATTTGGTATCAATAGTTATTGTAGTCATTTTACATGCTCATAATCTGTTGAATAGCTGCGCGGGCTTCGTGCAGATCGTTGTCCAGTAAATCATCAAATAAGTCAATCATGGTTGTTTGGTTGACTACAGGCGGTACTGGTCCAGTTTGCATGGCATATGGATGGCCGTTGAATTGGTAGTTGTTGTCTTTGTAAGATTTCATTGTGTGTTTCCTTTATCAGATATATCGGTCTATGTGTAAGCCACTGTATGCAGCTACCTTGATCAAACTAATCTCATGTTGATTGGCAGTGTGCCAGTATAAATTGATTAACTCTGTATCTTTTCTGTAATTGTGATTGCGTAATATCCTGTTGGACTCCTGTAGCTTGGCCAGAGCCGCTGCCTCCAGATGAAACTGCTCAATGTCATCATGGTGCTTGTGCAGTCTAATACTAACAATTCTGTCCCCTGCTCTGGCCACATTGTTCAGTAACGCATTTGGTACCTTATACTCTACCATGTGTGTTACCTGCTCAGGATTTCAACCATGTGGCTGTTGATCAGATTCATTTCCGCCTGCTCCACATAAAAGTCAGTGCGCGGATCCCAATACTGTCCCGCTTTTACATCATAGTACAGTACCTGACCATTGACAAAGGTAAAGGGACCTTCTAGTCCCTTGCGTGGACCATATGCCCGGCTAGTCTCCCAAACTGAGTATGCCATTATCCTGCATCCTTAAGCATCCGAGCCAGCTGTTCCTTCAGATCATAGTAGCCGCTCATGCTCAGGGCCATTTCGTAGCTGCCATCTTGACAACTTTTCCAATGCTGATTGGCTTCCAGCAGCAGGTCCATCTTGACTTGAATTTCGGTAGCAGTCATTGCCATCTCCTTAGAGTAAATCAACTTGAATATCAACCGTGATCTTGTCCATTTTATAATCATAGATGGCCAAACGGTGACCGATACCACCGCATTTTTCTTGCGCCATCATGTGCAGGGTTTGCTCTACTGCCTGATAGTGACTGACAGTTGCAAAAGTGTCAACTGTTTCGCCCACTGTCATATAGATGCCAACGCCATCGATGATGACACGAATCTTTTGGGAATTCTTGAAGCCCTTGATAACAGCCATTTTACGCATTTTCGTCTCCTTGTTTTCTAGTGTATGTGTACATTATACACCCAAAGGGATTTAGTGTCAACCAAAAAAACGTTGCTAAAAAGCAACATTTGGTCAACTAAACTCAAATAATGACTCCATTTGGAGTTCATCTAGTGTTTTATATGGATCTGTATTGTCAAATCTGTAATGATATTTGAGTGCATCGGCACATACAATATTCTTTTCTACAATATGGCGAAGATGTTCTTGCCCACAAAGCAGCCGTTCTCTGCACAGATCCACATTGTCTGGCATTAGGTCAACGCCATATACAGTACTCAGTGCCTCTTCAAAGCTGCTACCATTCTCCATCTTGCTGATTAATACTTCACCTAAAAATTGTCCATCACCACATGAGTTATCTAAGAATGTTTTACTAGGGTCTTGAAACTGGTCTATGGGCATCTGTTCCAGTATTTCCTGCACAAGTTTGGTAGGAGTAAAGACCTCACCTGTGGCTTTTACCCTTAACTTGTCACGCTCCACCCCGCCCATGTAAGTGCGGTTTCGGATGTGATCAATTACTTCACTTAACGTTGGCTTCAACATAATCAATTTCTTCTTGTGTAAGGCCAAAGTGAGCATACATGTCGGCATCAGACCAAACTTTGGTTAAATCAATTTTTGGTAATGTATAATTACCGATCCCTCGCATACCTGCTGATTTAATTCCTGCTAGGAATGTATATAAATTAGAATTGTATACCGCAATTAGAGCAGTACCTTCTTTTCTATTTTTGACTTCGATATAACCCGACATTTGATAACAACTACTGATTGGATTCTTGTTGCCGTCAAAGTATTTAAAATCAGGATATCCACTAAATGTCATCATCACTTTGTTTTTTGTGTGACATGTAGTTGGTTCAGAGACATAACAAGTTTTAACTATAGAAGCGTGTCGAATAGGATATACACTTTTTCCTTTAGGAGAATCAAAGTAATCAGTATCATCGTTTTTATACTGTGTGCTATTATAGCCTTTATCTTGCTTACACTTGAATGTGGGAAGATTTTTAATCTTATTAAGAATGCTAACAACAGTTGATGGTAGTGTAGGGTTGTCTTTAAGACCGTTAGGCCAAACATTGCCATTGACGATGAACGGCATATTATGTTTACCTTCTTGAATAATCCAATATTTAATTTCACTCCCGACGCCGGGAAAATGTGAAGTTGCATCATTGCACAACACCATTGGAGTATTATTTGTAAAACAGTCTTTAAGATCGTTGCTGTCATACGGAAAACCAGGACATACCATACCCACGTATCCGTCTTTATTAACATTTTCAAAAGCCTGTTTAACAAACTTTCTCCAAAGACTGTGTTTGCCTCCTTTTTCACCATTACCTGTCTGATAAGGTGGATTGCCTACCACAACATCAAATTTCATATTATTATCCAATTCAAAGAACTTCTCGTAGGGTGTACGAACATATTGGCCCACGAGGTTATACTTATTTACTGCAAAGCGAATGTGTAGATCACTGTCTTCGAAACCAAACACTCGGCTACGAATGTTGGCATCGCGGTGACCGCGACTACGAAGACGCTGTTCAATAGCACGAACAAACTGACCGCCGCCAATAGCAGGGTCAAAGAACGTAGAAGTCTTGCTGGACCATACAGCTTCAGGGAGCTGATCGAGCATTTCTGCAACTAGTGGATCAATCTTAAATTTTATTCTAGACAGCATAGTGATCCTTTTTTATTAACATATATTATAACACGTTTTTGTTAAATAGGTCAAGCAAATTTAAGATCGAGCAAGTCTCGATTGATAAAAACTCCGTCTAATACCAATTCTTTAATCAAATCGTAATCAACACCAAATTGACGGGTCACATCATTTTGAATTGATTGTCCTTCTTTGTCCATAATTCGGAAGGCTTCTTCAATAGTACTACCACCGTAGTACCGGATGATATCTATATTTTGACTGATTGTTACAATCATCTCACGTGCCCGTTCTATATCTTTTTTACTAGCGTCAGTCGCAGCCTTCGCACCTTTATTAGATTTGGATTTAAAGTCTCGGGTCTTGCCTTTCTGCGCCGACGCCTGTTTTGCTGAACGGAATACATCTACATTACCTTGCGCAAGGGCTCGAATTAGGTCACCATCTGCGCCTTCCATCGGTGCAATCTTGCCCATTACTCGGTCAACACTGTTACGTGCAAGTGCTTGTTCCAAATAATCATCTACTTCAATCTTTACAGCACCCGTTTGCTGGCACCTAAATATATCTACTGTACGTAGTACATCCCTCAGAGCCAGTTTTAAATCTGGAATACCATTGTTACGTTTGTAATTTTGTGCAGTTTCGATCATCATTGCATCAAACTTGTCATCGCGGTTGGGATCGAAACTCAAACTAATAACTCGACCTATCTTGCCCGCTTTGTGTGGGGTGAGAGTTCGGCTCATCTTTTGAATTGTAGCACCATTGTCGCCTGTATCGTAAGCCAGATATAATTCTGTGATCTGAGGAATAGAGAAACTGCGTTGCGCCATGCCTGCGGACAAGATAAGAACGTGTTGGTTCTGCTTTTCTGCAAGTTCGATACAGTCTTTTACTTCACGTTCTGCTGTTGCATTGCTCATATCTTCAGCGCCACTAACCAAGACAATACGGAATCCCCGTAATGCTTGCTCCGCAATTGGTTTGATCTCTTTAAGATTCTCATTGGTGGTGGAACCAGGCAAAAACATCATGGCAACTTTCGTGCCTTCTTTGGCCTTGCGTCCGGTTTGATAGTCTACATTAAGACTGTCATCGCCGCCTTTACCTTCAAAAACCGCTTGAAGCATGTTGGTGAAGAAGCCCTTGGCCTTAACAGGTTGCGCGGCAAACTTTGACCAGCTGGGTAAAAAGATACCGTTTTGAATAAATGCATCGGGTTCTGACTTTCGAGCAATGTCCACAACACTTGACAAGTTCATTTGATAAAATTCTACATCAACCACAAGGTCATGCCGCGTGTAGTCTACATTAAAATGCTGTAGGGCGCCAGTCGTAATAGCGCTCTTGGTGCGCTTCTCAATTAACAGCTCTGGATAAGTTACACTGAGATAATGATCCACTGGCCAAATACTTGCAGCCTTATCTCCATTAGTACCTGTCATCAGAATTACAGTATCATTTGCTTGGAGGGCATCAACCAGTGGCTGACTCTGGCCAGCACGATGCACACCAAAGTCGGCTTCATCAATAACAACTAACCGATCAGCATCTTGACTAAACAAAAAATCAATTTTAGTTTGGCGCCGACCACCACTGCACATACTCAAGAATACAATCACTTGCTTGTTATCGGCCAATCCCGCAGTGACTTGGTCTTCATAATCCAATGCCGACGCTTCTATTAACACCAAGTTACGAAATTGTTCGAAGCTGGTTAGGTCCTTTCTGAAACTGGCAAAACTGGTGAGCACGTAACTAGCTACAACGGTTAGTGTGGCCTCAGTTTCTCTGACTAGCGCGCCAGACCAAATGGTCTTGCCAAATCTAGCACACAGTTCAGCAATAATAGTGCGTTTACCAGCAGCAATGGCAGTTAGTACATTATCAAGAGCACTGTATTGATTTTGACTTAGACCGGCAATGGGCAATGGTTGATTATGCTTGATTAGTTCTTTGTTCACCCGTTCAATCAGCGTGTTAGCATCGATGCGGTGAACGTCAGCTTGTACGTGATGGCCAATAACTGGACGAATTACATCGTCAATCTTTTGATGTTTGCCAAAACGATCTTTTTGTTTAGCATATTCAGTAGCATCCCACATTTTGTGCAAGACAATACGACCTTCATCAAATTTGTGTTTCTGTCGTCCTAGTGAGCCACGAATGTACTTGTGAGTTTCTGCGAATGCAGCCTCTAATGTTTCTGCCTCAGAATAGTGGTCACCGAACTTTTGTTCGGCTTCTGGGGCATCTAAATCTTCCCAGTCATATATGATTGTATATGCCATATTATATACCAAAATCGGCTGAATCCATTTGCTCTTGCCAAAAGCGCCGAGCATCTGCCTCGTTGTCAAATGCGGCCAGCACCTCCATACCGCCCAGCGGATGAGGGAACCACACTAACCATTCATCAGTGTCAGAATCTAACTCACAATGCAGTGCTACGGGTTCGTTCATTTGCTGCTCCTTGTTTTCAGTGTATGTGTACATTATACACACAAAGTGATTTAGTGTCAACAAATATGGCAGCAGTTATGCTTGCATTTTTGACAACTTGTTGATTGCCCTGTCGATTTGGTCCAGTGCGACCCCGTTGGACTCATAGCCTTCAGTTACCATGTTCAGATAGCCCGTGTAGGGGCTCTCGCTGGGTCCTTGGTCAGTCATTTGATACACAATAGCCGTCACTGTGTCTGATTTGGTGTGGGCTGTTACATTAAATCTGGTGTAATAATAGGGAAAACCCTCAAGCCCGTCCAGTGCTTTCAAGTGGGCTTCATTGATTTCCCACAGTACTCCGTGACATTTGGCGTGCCGGCGTTTCACAATGTCGGCATGAGTCCTAAAAGTAAACTCATACCCGTCTATCCAGGCAGCGCCCAAGTTCACAGTCCCTGGGCAACGTGCTGCCATTTGGGAAAGATTGGTGTTCATACCATATGCGAAATATTTCATATTCAATCTAAGTTGGTTTTGTGTTTGGCCTTACGAGTATAAGTTGTTTTGTTTTTAACAACTTTTGGCTGAAAGGGAGTGTTCTCAGCAAACAGGGCATAGTGCGCCCTGTGCTTGAGTTTGGGTATTGCAAAAGTGATAACTTGTTTTTTCATGATAGATACATTATACAGGAACATGTATTTACTGTCAACCATTAGTAAACATCCAAATACTTAGTATTATATGTCCAATTGGGAGTGCCAGTGGAGTACCGGTGTAATCCCCAAATGATTCCCCAAATTGTTCCGTACAGATAGCCATGTCCAACAATGAGTCCGAAGGCGCCTGCCACCAAAAATCCTTTTATAAAACCAAACACAAATACAGGTATGGTTTTACTATCATAGTCAAATTCTCTAGTATCAACACAGATTCTTACTTGAGTTCCGCAACGGAAACAATAATGACCATTTTGCATTTGCGATTTCAAAAGTTGTTGCCTACATGTGTGATTGGGGCACGTGTAGTAAAGATCCGCTTGATCAAGGTCATTGGACATTTATTCACCCATGGCAAATTTGATATTTTTAACTGACTTGACTACAAAACTACGCCATTCTTTAATGTCAGTATCGTATACAGCAATACTGTGTTCTGGAATCTTGCGCTCACGTTTGCCTTCTACTACTGTAATAGCGGGCAGCAGTTGTGGGTCCAGGGTGCATTTCATCACTCGTTCGCTGCCATCTTTTTTTGTAAAGGTCACAGTGGCTGTGGTGGTCTTTAGTACACCCTCAATCCAAGTGTGGAAGGTGTTCCATTCAGGGTCTTGCCAGTTGGCAGTTGGGCTACATTCAGTCATCATTGCACCTCGTATTCAGTGGGTATGTTGTAAAAAGTACTTCCATTTTCTTTTCGTCAGGCCAGCTGGAGCAATAGTCGTTGTCCTCATCGCAAATAGCCAGTGCTTCGTCTTCAGTAACTACCCTATGTGAAACAATTGTTTCACCTAAATGCAACTGGCTAAACTCGTTTGCATCTTCCATTACCACCGTGTCCAATGCCCATTCTGCTTTTCCCTCTGGTACTTGAACCATGTAACGGTGTCTAAATGTTGAGATACATTCAACAAGCACCCATTCTTTTTCCTCTGTTGAGGCAGATTCAAGCTTGGCCAGTGTCCATGAGCCGTCACCATTGTCGGTCCATTGTAGGTTGTCTCCCTCATTCCAGCCCGCCTGCTCTAGTACATCTTCGGGAAATTGAATGACGGCCTCACCCTGTTCGGTTTCTGTTACGTCTAACTTGTATGTTTTTGTCATGTTATATCATCCTAAATAATCCAACTGAGTCAATGGTTACCAGCAATACATAGTTAGCCAGCATGCCAAATGATTTCCTGCTATAAGCAGCCCAAGCATACATGGCACAACCACAAATCCAAAGAGGATAAAGTACAAGTAAAGGCGGATTGGGTACAGTAATTGCCATAGCGATTGCACAGCCCACGCTAATTGCCCAAGACAAAAATTCAATGGCGAATCTAACTGGATTGGTTTTATAATCATCTTTGATCCAAAGAAATATATCGGTTAAAATTGTATTCATTATACCGCTTGCACTACATATATAATCCCAACTGCAATACAAAACACAATGGGATCAGTAAAATAAATCATGTTGCGTGTAATCATAGTTCAGTTTCCTTTGGTAAGATTGTCTTCCAATTAAAACCCACATAGTACTCTAACATCAGTTCCAAACAGTCTTTGTACTTCATATGGTCCTCGAGGTCTTGCCGTTGAAAGTCTTCCAGTTTGGGCATTGAGTTCAACCGATTAATATCCTGTAACAGATACTGGTAGTCTTGGTGCAGGCGTGCTGCCATTATCTTATCTACGAAATCGTTGTCTATGTCTATGTCAATTTTCATCAGGTTCTCCTTTATATTATGCTATAATCCAATTTTCCATATCTCGCAACGAAATTGATTCATTGCCGTCATATTCATCAATCTTGAACAAAGTGCCCAGTGGTATCCATCGGATGTGAAGGTCTTCTACTCTTCCAAGATATAGATCAGGATATCTTAGTGTCATGTAGGTTTTAATTTTATCGTATTCCTCAAGCTCGACCCACTGTATAATACTTGGATCAAAAAGCAATTCTTCAATGTGATGACTGGTGTACCAACCTGAACCGTATTCGGGTGAATACAGTACAGCAACTTGGCCATCTTTAACAGTTTTTTTCATCATAGTCCCTGTTGTTTTTGCATCAAGTCATTGCATCTGCCGCGAACTTCCAATGGCGTGTTGGGCAACTTGTCAACGATTCTACAATCATACTTCACAGTGAACTTATTGCTAACTTTCAATTCGTCATGCACTCCCACTACGAATACCAGAAATAGCACCCACGTGATTATTAGGGCACAGCCAGTTATCAGAAACGGTAAATTTATTCTACGCATATGAGTATTATACATGGTCAGGCATTAAGTGTCAACCGGTTTTATTTGAAAGTGTTAAGTTTTGGGTTATATTGTTTGATCAATTCAGTCTCACGTGCATGCGCTGCCAGTTTACCGCGTACAACTTCAACTAGCCCGTATGTAAACGATTGTGCGCCATGTGTGCGTATGCTGTTGCACAAGCCCCAAGTTTTGCACTCTGCATACGCACGTTGCACGTGTTTTCTCACGCGAATGTGCAATGATTTTCTAACAGTAGTGTCCAAATTAGTAAGCCCAATATACTGTTCAGCAGTCACAGTATTTGTGATTACATAAATTGCATGATTTCTGTCTGATCTGCGTTTTCTTGATTTCATAGTACTATTATAGCACTATGGGGATTTATTGTCAAGTTTGGCTAAATGTTGCTTTTTTGCTATCTCTAGTGCTTGTGTTAACAAGTTGTCAATTTTCATTTCAACATCTATTTCCCAGGGACAACTCTTGTAATCTTGATAACTCATGGCTTCGGGCATCACATTGTCGTATGGGATCCCGTGCCAATAATAGATGCCGTTGTTTTTGATTTCCAGTGTTTTGGTGTGACACTGGTGCACGTGAATCAGTTCATGCACCAGTATTTTGGGAATGTCAGTCAGTGCAAGTGTGGCGTTGATGCCTATGCGATTGTGTACATGTTTGTCCATGCCACCGTACACAGTGTTGGGGAAATCATATATGCATATTTCAATGGTATTGGGCAGTGCGATCAAGGTGGATAAAGAATTGACCAAAGTGCTGATGATCAATTCTTTTACTTGACTGTGTGGGGTGTTCTTGTAAAAATAGCAAACTGCTACTGTCACTAGTGCAATACTCTTTCGTTCACGTAATCCACGTACATGTGTACCTGCTCTAATAAATCTTCTTTGCTGTATCCCAATTGAGCCAACAGGGGCAACAATTCAACAAACAAGCCAAATGTGGCAGTACCATATACATAGTCCTCGTCCTCATTACCATAGTCAAAATCACTGACCAGGGGCATGATTGTGTTTTCTATAAACACACAGGCCTTTTTGCCGCTTTCTTCGTACTGCCAATCTTCGTATGCTTCTTCTATTTCATCAACGACTTCAACTGTTTTGCTCATGTGAATTCTTTCAATGGTTAAGTAAATCTCTAAAACATATACTTAAGTATTTATTCAGATCAGGTGTTATATATGGTTTTAAGTGACTTCTCTATCAAATATGTGCGTTCCTTCTTGCTGTGAGCGCCCAGGATCACCAGATTGTACACTTTGTCCTCACAGTGAACCAGCATGGTAATGCAAAATCCAGCTGCATTGGTAAACCCTGTTTTGATGGTTACCACTCCTGCTCGCCCAAACATGGTGCTGGTGGGGTTGGCTCTGATCTTAATGATTTTATTGTTCCTAACTGCATCTATCACCAGAGTTTCAGTCTGCGCGGCCTGTCGGAATATTTCATATTTGCTGGCTGCATTGGTCAACAGTGATACATCCTGCAGGGTACTGCTGTTGTTGGCATCCAAGCCAGTGGGCTCATAGAAGGTGCTGTTGTACATGCCCAAATTCTTAGCATGCGTGTTCATGGAGCGCATGAAGGCCTCTTGCCCCCCAACGAAATTTTCACTGAGTGTGACTGCTGCCAGATTGTCACTGTGTACCAGTGCCAGCTTTACTAGATCACCTCTGGTCAACTGCATGCCTGGGCACAGTCTGGTATGATTGCGCAGATTGGTTCGTACCATGAGTGTTTCACTGAAGTTTTGTTCGTTCTTTAACACTGTGTATATGGTCATCAATTTGCTGATGCTGGCAATGCTGACTTTGGTGCTGTCATAGCTGCCATTTACCACTGCATTGTCGGTGATGTTCATCAACAACACGTTGGCTCGTGAGTGTGCATACTGGGCTACCGGTATTCTTTTGGCGTGCTTAACCTGTTTAGAGTGCTTGATCTGGATACGATGCTTGATGGGTTTTGCATGTGCAGTGTGTGCCCATGTAAAGATCAGCAACAGTATCATTAAAGTGATTTTCTTCATATAGTATTTAACTCCAAGAAAATCATTATACTATACTATGTGTTTAAAAGCAAGCTGCCAGTGCTCCAATAAATTTTACCAAATTGTGTTGACTTTAATCTGCAACTTGTGTACAGTATGAAATCTACTTGCGGTAGATGGCAAGTAACTAAGAGTAACTAAAAATCGTTACAAAAAGTAAGATTATTATAGTACTAGTGTATAGTACTACTATAGCAGGTAGCAAGAACTTTATTACATTGTAAATATGAGTACAGGATGATGAATGATATAAAATTACAGCAAGATCCAATTGTGACACTGCACGGTAGTGGAGTAGTAGATGTCAATTGGAACGCAATACGGTACCAGCCAGGATATAACGTCAGGCATATACCAATTGCTGATCCTTGGGTAGTTAACCAAATTACGACGATTCCTGTACCCAAGGAGAATTCCATGCAATCAACAGTAATTTGTTACACAACTGATACTAAATTTACCCAAGCCAGTTCGTTGCACAAGTACATTGAGCGAAACACTGACAGTCAAATAGTACTGGTTACCAATTGGCAAGAATTAGTGGTACAGATTGGATACACAAAACCAACTGCTATAGTATTTCATGCGGTCGAGGTTGAACCCCAACGCAGCTACCATGAATTCGTTGGCAACATTGAGCGACTGTGCATGCGATTGCCTAAAAAAATAAATATTGGCGCAATGGTTGAATGTGATGACACTGCTGATTTGGTGAATGAATTGCAATCCTGTAACATAACAGGTATTGTGCCACATCCCGAACAGTTTGGTATTGATGCCACCGTTGAGGCCGTCAAAAATATCATGGTATCACATCCACATTGGCCCAATGATATCATTGCCTGTTTGCAGATGAAGGGCCATCGCAAGAAAAATAAAACCACACGCAATCAGAAAAGAATTCAACAACAAAATACGGATGCGGCCATAGTTTCAGCACTGGCACTTGATGCGGCGATACAGGCAGGTAGCACTACACTGCCACTGGCCACTACGCCAGCTGATACATCCAATTCAAAACCACGACACCTCTATTTCCGAGAGGATCACCGTACCCCAGTCACTCCTGAACTGGCAGAGATATATAAACAAGTAATGCCAATAGACATTCACTATGTGATAGGTTGGGAAAATTTGGATTCTGCGCTGGCTATGAATCCCAAATATCTTTCATTTAATATTAGTACAATCATCCATGGTAGTATATCATTACCACAAATGATGACAATGATCAAAACCAGATTAAAATTGTTCAACTTGAACATTCCCATTGCAGTTGGTGTTAACAAAGATACTCCACTATTTTACATAACAGAACTGAAAAGTTTGGGAGTACATGGGATAATGCCTACCAATGAGTTTGGATTAGAAGAAACCCTTTTAGCTGCGCAGGCACTGGTAACCGGTGTACGCTACTGGCCTGAGCATATCATTAGCCAATTGCCCTCATCGTCAACGAGGTTTGCTGAAAATAACAATATTCCACATGTAGTTTATTTTCGTGATGACCACTCAACCAGCGCAGCCTGCACCGGTGACCTATCAGCACGACTAAATTGTACATGGGATCTTCCCAGCACTTGGAACGAACTGTCTCACGCACTGGAAGCTGGGCACAGAACGTTGGCAACTCACATTCGCATGATAGAGCAAAGTGGGTCCAGTGTCACTGAATTTGTAAACATGATCACATCCATGGTCAGATTCATGCCCAACAGTGACCAATTGAGAATTGGCGTGGTTATTGAAAAATCCACTCATATAAAAATCATCAAAGAAATGCAAAGAACATCCATTAACGGTGTTCTGTTGGATATCACTAACTTTAATATTGAGGAAGTTTCCGAAGCATTAAATCACCTAACTGCAGGCAAATCGTACTGGCCCAAACACATACTGGCTCAATTGCCAGGAAACCGACCAACTGCTGCAAACACAAACGCTATCAAACTCACAGCCAGACAAGAGCAAATAGCCACACTGATCTGTCAGCGTGGATTGAGCAACAAGAAGGTTGCCAATATGTTGACCATTACTGAAAGCACAGTCAAGGCGCATGTTAGTGCAATACTAAAGGCCTATGGTGTGAGAAATAGAACTCAGCTGGTGTTGTCTGCAGTAAAAGATCACAGAGCATAAGCAATGTTAAGTTGAGTGACTCACCCAATTCCGCATAGCACTTCAGTCGTACATCTCAAGCACACTCACCAAGTTTATTTCTAGGTTTAAGTAAAATAGCACACTGGACACATGATGTTCAGTGTCATTTACCTTAAGGAAAAATAAAATGGCTGATATGTTAACAATAGATCCGTTCTTCGTCTTAACCGGACAAGTTCATGATGTAAGAGAAAAAGTTTCAGATAGTATCTTTGAAAACTACAAACTACAAGTAGCACAAACAAACGACATTAATAATCGTGCAATGCAAGTTGCATTAAACAAATCCACTGCATTGTCTGATTTAAAAGCAGCGGCGAGCAAAGGTGTATTGGAAACAATGTTAGCCGCAGCCCGCACTGATGCTGCTATTGGTCAAACTTCTGCTGCTGTACAACGTAGTGTGGCCGGTGCTGCTATTGAACAACAGTTCGTGACAATGCAAGAAGGCGAAAAAACACGTGGCTTAGCCAACGCATTGAATACACAAAACTTGAACACTGCATTGATTAATACCAATGTTGCCTTCGCTGGCCTAAACACATTGTATGGTGGATTGGGAGTTGCATACGGCGGTGCAGTTGGTGCAGCACAAGTTGCACAAACTAACAGTGCAGTAAATGCATTGAACAGTGCTATTTCTAACCAGCGTTTAATCAACACTGGCGACATGGCAAACACAACACAAACTAGTACTCCAACTAGTATCAACTAATAACACCCAGTGTTAATAGCGGTAAAACACTCCCACTGGGAGTGTTTTATTGTCCACTATAGTGCTTCAGTACTAGAACGCAAGCATACCCTAATTCACTGTTTCATCAATTAAGTAATTATATACAACAAGTAAAAATGGTTTTATTTGTTGTTACTAGGACTTACTCCTAGGCTTTTTATACTTTATAGGAAAATAATAAAATGGCTGATATGTTAACAACTGATCCTTTCTTCGCATTAACTGGTCAAATCCAGGGCGTAAGAGAAAAAGTCTCTGATAGTATCTTTGAAAACTACAAACTACAAGTAGCGCAAACAAACGATATTAACAATCGTGCTATGCAAGTTGCATTACACGATGCAACAGCACTAGCTGATCTAAAGCAAGCAACTAGCGAAGGCACCCTACAGACTATGTTGGCTGCTGCTCGTACCGATGCTGCTATTGGTCAAACTTCGGCTGCTATACAGCGTAGTATTGCTGATGCTGCTATCTCACAACAACGTTTAACTATGGAGCAATCCGAAATTACTCGTGGTTTAATCAACGCATTGAATACACAAAACTTGAATACAGCATTAATCAACACCAATGTTGCTTACTCCGGTCTTGGCGTGCAATACGGTGGTTTAGGTCTTGCATACGGTGGTGCTGTAAGTGCTTTCCAAAGCGCAAGCACAAATAGTGCATTAAATGCATTGAACAGTGCAATATCAACTCAAGGTCTAGTTAACACTGGCACCATGACTGGTACTACACAAACTTCAACACCAACAAGCATTAATTAATTGCAAAGGGAGGATCAATCATGTATAGGTCCGCATTAGGTTTTGGAGGGTGGTATCCCAGAGGATACTTGGCAGCCGGCATTGGTTACCCATATATGGGTGGCATTGCATGTCCTTATTGGGGTGGTTATGGCTACCCTGGTTACGGATGTGGTTATGGCGGCTATGGTTATCCGGGATATGGGTATTACTAATACCCTACTCTCTACTATGTAGAGCAGTGGGCCGGCTCACAAGGCTGGCTCACTTTTTTAAAGGAAAATAAAATGTTTGGATACGTTTATCCGTTTTACAGAAGTCCTTATATGTTTGGTGGTTATCCATATGGCTATCCATATGGCTACGGTGGCACTAGTACTAATGTCATTGGCAGTGCAATCGCCAATCAAAGTTTAGTTAACACTGGTGGAATGATCGGTGTCAATCAAATCGCAACACCAACCGCAATTTGGTAATAAAATGTACAAAAAAATCACGCATGACATCGTAGAAGAACACTTTGGTCACCCAATGTCTCCGGAATTTAAAAAAAATGTAGAGGCTAAAAGAATGAATCCAAAGTCAAGCATATACTATACCAATGGTGATGGATCACTGGGATTCAATGATCCACTGCCACAGTATGTACTAACCGAAGATACCATGTTGTTCAGAATGGACTGTAGAACTGCTTGGAATAAGTGGGCCTACAGTTTAATGAATTACGCAGTTAGCTTGAATGGTAACTTGCCAGGTACAGACCAGGTAAAAGGCAGAATGCACAAAAACGCAGTGGCAATAGGTGATCTGATGCTTACCTATTATGGACCCACAGCCAGTAGGCTTGTGGGTACCTCACTGATTGCTATTGGTGACGTTGGTATGCACTATGTTGATGCATTAAAAAACAACCAACCAACAGAGGAAATTGTAGCCAGCTGGGTACCCTTTGTAAATGACTTTGCCAGTGTGTTAAATGAATTGAATCCCAATAACTGGCCAACAACTGTGATTTCAGATATCATGCTTGCAGTGGTTCAGGCATGGCAAGATCAACTTACTGCTAGAGCAGCAGGTGATATCATTGCTGATGAAATTGCAATTGACACTATTTCCAAATTGGTTGTTACTGGAATACCTGATCATGGTAAAGGGTACGACAGCTTGGCTGATATAATCAGCAGAGGCGTCATTGCACAATTTCCATCTATGTTTCAGAGTTAGTCATGGCTTTCATTCCTAGTAGTGATAAGGATATAGAAAAAACCAATCTAGAAACACATGTGGTGTTGTCGTTAGAAAGAAATAAAGTATTAGAAGATAAGATCACCGCTACTGAACGCAAGATAGCTGATATTATTGAACAAACTAGAGCTATTAAAAGGATACTACTGGGTGCAGCAATTTCTGCACTGTTTGGTATCATGGGAACACTGTTTACTGTGGCTGTAAACTTTCCCAAGCATTAATTGATTAGGTGATTGCATGAGCGATATTGAACAAACTAAACAAAGACTTGAGCTACTTAAAATGGCCAGAACTCTGTTAAACGAAGAATATATCAATCGTAGAGCAGAAGATCATAACAAGTGGCTGGCCGAATGTGATGAATCTTGGCGCACTAGGCGCATCAAATTACCCTACCCACCCTTCGCTCCCTATCCCTCAGAGGCAGAGATAGTGGCCAAGGCTCTCACACTGTATAATTTTGTTAATCCA